AAGTTTTCTGGGCCTAGTGCCTGTACGTCTGCATTTAATCTGTCTGATGATCCCCAATAGTCACGCCAGTCTGATTCTTTACTGCCTCTGCGTTTGTTTTTTTTGCCTTTGAGAGGTGGCTTTGTAGTTTTAAACTTTGCTAGTTTCTTGCCTATATACTTTTGTCCAGTCTTTAGATTGGTTATGAGATAAACAAATCCTTCATACTCGTCTGGTATAGTATCAATTTGTTTCCCATCATAAGTCCATTGCATGAACTTACTTACCGGTGCCTATATTATTTTTTATCTTTTCTGGTTGTTCTTGTTGTGTTATGATGAATATGTATTTCGTCAGCTCTATCTTTTGCTAGTTGCCTAATATCTCGTAAACATTTGCGTACATACCTATGAGTACGAACGCTATTTTGCCTTTCAAATTTTTCGTTAGCCTTAAAATATTCTAAATATGCTTGAACTAACTGATCGTGTACGTCACTTTCCATTAATCTACCACATCTATATCATTTGCATAGCTTGTAAAGCCATTTTCTTTAACAACTTTAAGAACATGATTAACTCTACCTACTAATTCATCTTTGTGACTAATCAAATAAATGTTTTTATTACGTTCTCTACCCATTTTCTTAAGAATGCCTAGTGAATTTTCAACACCGGCAGTGTCCATACCACTATCAATCAATTCGTCAATGAATAATAAGTTGATATTTTGGTATAGGCTTTCCCAAACATCACGGAATGCAAAACTTAGTCCAAGTATCAAGCGGTTGCGTTCACCTCTTGACAAGTTGTCAAAGTCTAAATCCTGTCCTAGTTGGGTAATTTCTACATTTAGGTCGTTTTGGAATACTACTTGGTGTGGTAAGCCTAGTTTATCAAGGTAATATGTGAGCCTGTTGTTCAAATATGCAAGATTCTGATCAATAATCTTCTTACGAATAAACGAATCTTTGTTTGTTAGCAGTTTTAACAAAAACTCTTGATGTTCTTTTAAGCTAGTAAGTTCGTTTACTGGCTCCCAATCAATTTCTTGTAATGCTGTAGTTTTTAAATCGTCAATTTGTGCTTGGTATGGATCATCTTCTTGCTCTTTACTTAGCAATGCTTGCTTTAAATTATCTACATTGTTTCTATGATCGTATGCTTCTTTAGCAGTTTCATAAAATGTATTAGGTTTACCGTTGATGTTACCAATTCCGTCAAGTCCTTCAAGAACGTCTTGTAATTTTCCAGCAACTTCAGTCTGATATGCTAATGCATCATTTAATTCTTTAGTTTTTCGTGCTTCGATTTCTGCTTTTTTATCGTCATGTAGTGCTTGACCACAAGTATAACAAGTAGCATCTTCGAGATTTGCGATGTCTTTTTCAGCCTTTTCAACAGATTTAGTAGCACGTAATAGTGCTGCTTCTAGTGTACTTTTTTCTTTATTAAGAGCCAAAATAGCATTGTTCATTTCAGTCCAATTAGACAACGCTTCGTGTTTTTCTAGTTCTTCATCAATGTTTAAATGTTCTAATTCTGTAATACCGTGCTGTAATTTAGCACAATCTTGCTCTTTTTTAGCATGCCATGCACGTTGTCTACTTTCTAAACTAGTAATGCTTTCTTCAATTTTACTATTTGCAGTTTTTATTGCTTCTATTTTTAATGTTTCTTCTGTAATAGAATCTTTAGTAACACGAACTTGTTCTTTCAGTAATTCCGCTTTTTCAGTTAGAAGTGTTATACCTAATAACTGTTCAATAATAGCACGTTGATCGTTTGCTCGCATACTTAAAAAAGGTTCTGAGTATGTATTAAGTGCAACAACATGCTTAAACATATCATGACTCATACCAAGTAAGTCACTAATGCTTTCTTGTGTCTTACGACTATCGCCTTGGCTTTCGTCTGTTAGTTCTTGCTCGTGATCATTGATAAAAAACTTGAGTATATTAGGAGATCTTCCACGCTCGATCCTATAATCCTGTCCGTCTTTTTCAAAATGTAGGGTGACCAACATTCCTTTAGAGTTTGTCTTGTTGATAAGATTGTTTCTCTTAATGTTGGTCAGTGCTTGACCGTACAGAGCGTAGGATAATGCATTGATTATCGTAGTTTTGCCTGTACCGTTGCGTGATCCAGAATCGTCACCTCCTTGGTCTAAGTTTTCGCCAAGCACTAAAGTAAGCTGTTCACGGTTAAAGTCAACAGCTTGGGTTTGATTGCCCACACTCATAAAGTTTTTTACGGTTAAATCTTTAATTTTTATCATGTGTGATGTTCTAACCCGTTATAAATGTCTAGTAATGTTTTTTTATTATAGTTTTCTGTGTCTAATTCTGCAATTTCACTGGCTACAATTTGATCTACACTTTCAAATTGTGCAATATCTAAATCTGTTGTAATTTCTTCAATTTGTTTTTGCGGAATTAGTGTAATTTCTCTACAACCATATTGTGTAATAAATGTTTCTTTGATAAAATTTGCTTCTTCGTATGAAATAGGCAAATCTAATGTAACTCTTAGATACATTTTTGGTTTAATAAGTTCGTCAGTCTTGTCTAAAAGTTCAGAAAGTTTAACTGTTCGATATTTAGGACAGTTCCACCAGTTGATATACTCTGGTTCCGCATTGTTTTCTTTGTCAAGAATCATCATACCACGTTCGTCGTCCCAAGCATCTGCATAGTTGTGCGGAAACGCATTACCAATATAATGAATTTTACCTTGTACTTGGCGTTTATGGAAATGTCCTGAGAATACATACTCTTGATTTTTAAAGTGTTCAGGTTTTAAATCACCATGATCTGGCATTTGTACCATAGCATTCATGTAAAAACTAGGAAGTTCAAAGTGACCAAACAAATATTTAGACTTAACACTGCCCATTTTTTTCCATTCGTCGCCTACTAGCCACGGAACAAGTGCTACATCTTCTTCTTCATATATTTCGTCAACAAATGTTACACCTGGAATATGTTTACCAAATATTGTAGAACTTACTTCTCGCTTGTCTTTGTAATACAAGTCGTGATTGCCTACAAACATATAAAATTTGTCAAACGCTTTACCTAGTTTTTCTAAACTGCGGATAGTTGCGTCCATTGTGGTAAGATTGAGCGAATTTCGGTTGTGATGCCAGTCTCCACAAAAGATAGCAGTTTCACAACCGTGTTCTTTTGCAGTATTAATAAACCAATCTATAAATTCTTCACAGTCGTCGTTGTGTACACGACTGTTGCCTTTAAGGCCAAAGTGTATGTCCGTAAATACGGCAGCTTTTTTAAACAAGTCTAGTTACCTCATAGTTACTTGTACAAGTATATACTAAAAATATACACTAGTCAACCGTTATTTTGAATAAGGTGACTGTGAGGCTTCCTCGTTGCGTCTAATAGCAGCTTCCCATTCCCCTTGATGTTGTCTTGTATAACTTGGTGTTAAGTCATTCATTTCAAGGATGTCGTCTCTAATGTTTTGATTGCGTTTTTCAAGGTTGATAACACGTACAAATGAGTTTGTAACTGCCGCTGTGTAGTAAGCAAACGGGTTGTCGCTCTTCGATTCATCAAACTGTAAACCAATTTGAGCAAGTTGCAGTATTGCTTGTCCTTTCATTTCGTCATTGTAAGTATATCCTCTCACATTTCCACGAGTTGCATAGCGATCTACCAATTTTAGCCACATCATTGCTAATTTATTAGTAGCCTTTCCGTGATCTTTTGAAAAATACCCATTTTCCATGCCACCTTGCCAGTGACTTTTACCTACACAAACTAATTCGTCGTTTTCGTTAAACTTGTAGTGTTGGAAAGGAGGAAAATTTAGTTTAGTTTTTTTATCTGCTACTGTTTTTGGATTTTTCTTGCGTCCGGGTTCGTCTGGAATATGATCAAACGTCATAATACGAAAGATTAGTTCTTCTTTTGTGATTTTTTTGTAGTCAACTTCGCAGTCTGCTTGTTTTACCCGTTCGCCTGCAAGTTTTCTTTGTTCGTAATCTTGTTGACTTAGTTTTTTTGCTTTATTTCTTTTTGCATCTGCAATAGTTCTTATATTGATTTTTTCTACGCTATCTAGTATGATATCATAATTTGCGTAATCTTGTTCAACATAGCTATTAAACGTATTTTTTGATTTGTGAATTTCTTTTAAAATGTCTTTGTTGTTAAGATAGTTCTTAGGTCTCATCTATTGCTCCAGTTAATTGTATTTATTATAATATACATACATAATTTTGTCAACTAAATAGTAGTGTAGGAGAAACATTTATGCCATTTAAATTTAACGCTTCTAGTTTTGTAGAAAGCATAGTAAACGACGGAAAGAAGGCCTTAAAGAATGCTGCACTTGATGTAGTGCAACAAAAACTTGGCGGCTTAGGTCCTCTTGGAAAACTTGCTTCAAAATTTATTAGCACTACTGCTATTAATGACAGAACAATCACAAGAGCAATAATATCTAAAGATATTAGCGTATCAGATGCAAGTGATTGGAGAGTCAGTATTAGCATTCCTGAAATTTTGTTAAATGGTCCTGTATTAGATCCATTAAGAGAAGGATCAAGTGCAGCATTTAACACTGGAAATAGATTAGTATTTCCTTTTAACCCTACAATACTTTTTAGTCATAGTGCAAATTATAATTCTGTACAACCTACACATACTAATTATCCATATTATGCTTACCAAAACAGTGTTGTGGATGCAATGACAATTACTGGCGAATTCTTCCAAGAAAACTATAGAGATGCACAATATTGGATAGCAGCAATTCATTTTTTAAGAACTGCTACTAAAATGTTTTATGGTTACAGTGATCCGTTAGGAAATCCGCCACCTGTTTGCCGGTTAAATGGTTATGGTCCTCATGTAATTAATAATGTTCCAGTTATTATAACAAACTTTACAACAGACATGCCGGCAGATGTTGATTACATAGAATGTATAGTAGACGGACAAACTAACATGGTACCAGTACAAAGTACAATTACAGTTACAGTACAACCGCAGTATGCAAGACGTTCACAATCAAGATTTAGTCTTAATGATTTTGCAAAAGGAAATCACGTAGGCGGTGATGAAGGATTTATCTAATGTCAATTTCAATTTCAAGTCCTTATGCAAATACACAAATTACTAATGCAGGATATTTAGATATTCTAAAACCTCGTCCTATTCCAGTTGCAAAAGACGATATACTTTTTGAAATAACACCAGAATATACATATAGACCAGATTTGTTAGCACATATTATGTATGGAAACAGAGAGTTATGGTGGGTTTTTGCACAAAGGAATATGGATATACTTAAAGATCCTGTATTTGATTTTATTGCAGGTACAAAAATATATCTGCCGCAAGAAAAGTATTTACGAGAGCAGCTAGGAACATAAAATGCCATTTAACTTTAAAAAAGCAGTGTCATCTGTAGCATCACAGGCAACGGCTACTTTTAAACAAGTTTCAGCTGAAACAAATTCATTTATAAACGATGCTTCTAAACAACTATCTTCAGGAAAATTTAATTCGCAATTGTTAGGAAGTGCAGCTCAAGGAGCACTAGGTAATATTACAGCAGGAATTACTGGTTCTTTAAGATATTCGATTACGAACAAAATAAGAGGTTTAGGACCTCTTGGAGCATTAATAGCTAACTCAGAAGAAATCCAAGGCTTAATTAATCAACCTTTACGTTTAATTGAAAAAGGAGCGGCTGAATTATTTGGTCTAGCAGATGAAGAATTTTCTCAAGTAACACAGCTCTACAGAGACAGAACAGCAGATAGTGCATTTGATGATTGGCTTCAACCAGGCGCAGTTTTATACCCAAGTTTTGGAACTGTAAAACATGCTGGAAAATCATCGAGTAAAATCCCTAATCCTTTAAGAAACCATAACAGTTACAACTATATTATTACTCTTGGAGTATTAAGTCCTGAAGAATATAACAATCCAGCAGTTTATAGAGCCGCAGGCGGTTTTAAAAATTATATAATTCGCAGTGGCGGCGGAGAATATGCTAAAAGGTATAGAACACTTGATGAAATGGGAGCTTCAAGCACCGGCTTTGGCGGCGGCGATGCAGAATATTATATTGAAGATCTTGACTTAGATGCAGTAATTGCTCCTAATAAAAATACAGGAGTTACACTAGGAACTACACTTAGTTTTAGAGTGATTGAACCTTACAGCATGGGAAACTTTGTACAGGCAGTAATTGGCGCAGCATCTACTGCTGGATATAAAAATTATGTTGAAGCACCATTTTGTTTAAGAATAGATTTTAAAGGATGGAACGAAGACGGTCAATATAATGCAAACTTTATTAAACGTCCAATTTTTATTCCAATTAAATTTATTAATATGGAATTTGAAGTTAACGCTGGCGGAAGCGAGTATCAGGTTAAAGCAATACCTATGAGCGAATCAGGATTAGCGGATAACGTGAATAAAATAAAAACACCTATAAAAGCAACAGGAACTATAGTTCATGAAGTTCTTGAAACTGCTGCAACTTCGGTTACAGCAGGAGTAAATTCGCAAATAGAAAAACTAGAAGAAAGTGGATCGCTGGCACCTTACGATAGATATGTAATTGCTTTTCCTAAATCAAGAACAGCGTTAGTTGAAGCACTTGAATCGGGTGTAGTTACTGATGAAGCACTTACAACAGAAGCAGACAAAGAAATAATTATTCAAAAAGGTGCTAGAAAAACAGGAGAAGTTTATGACTTTGGTACAACTGTAAAAGAAGTTGTAGTTAAGCCTACGTTTGCAACTTATGCTGTACTAAAATCTTTTGCAGAAAATGAAAATTTAATGAATCCTATTGGACTAAGTGCAATTAACGTAGATACGAATTCGGGCGGTAATGCATCAGAAGCAGAACCTTCTTCTGTTATAGATCCAAGAACAGGAAAAGTTGATGCAACAGCAAAACAAACTCAACAAACAGAAAAGGCTAGAGATTATCAATTTTCACAAAAAGAAAAAATTACTAGAATAATTGAAAAAGTTATTTTAGAAAGTCAATATGCTGCTGAAAAATCTACTGAAGGTCCAAAAAACGGACTTAACAAATGGTTTAGAATTGATACTCAAGTTTTTATAGAACCAAATCCTGGAACAGAAGCACAAACTGGACGACCTCCAAAAGTTTATGTGTATAGTGTTGTACCGTATGAAGTAGATGAAGCAGTAACACTAGGTACAAATCAAAAAGCAGGAAATACGAAAGGATTAAAAGCCGCTGCCGTAAAAGAATACAATTACATTTATACTGGAAAAAATGAAGATGTATTAGATTTTAATATTAATTTTAATCAAGCGTTTTTAACAACAGCTCTTTCAAATTTTGGTATGAACAGCGGTGGTCAAGCAGCAGGACTAGATGGGCAAAAAACTGCAACAGCAATTGAAAATCAAGCACAAGGTGCTAAAGCAGATGATACTAATGATTTAGCTAACAAGAGCGAACCTGGTGGAACACTAGATTTTAAAACAGATAATCTTGTTTCTTCGGGATCTAGAAGTTCAGACATTAGAGTAAGAATTGCTGAGCAGTTTCATGATAGAATTACTAATTTACCCATTGATATGATTACAGCAGAAATGGAAATAATTGGCGATCCTTATTTCTTACCACAAGAAACAGGAAACTACGCTGCAAAAAGAGGAGCAACGCCTACAATTACTGCTGACGGAACAATGACATATCAACAATCGCAAGTTTTAATTGTTGTAAACTTTTTAACTCCTTTTGATTATCAAGTTAAAGGAGCAACAATGGAGATGCCGTCAATTGTTAGAGGCTTTAGTGGATTGTATAGTGTCTGGGCAGTTACTAATTCTTTTTCAAACGGTCAGTTTGTTCAAAGATTAAAAATGACCAGGCGTAGAGGGCAAGATGATCCGCCAACTACAAACTCAAATGCATTTATTAAGGTAGACGAAGATTCAAAAATTAACAAACAACAAGAAAGTTCAAAAGGAACAGTTGGTAGCGGATCGTCAAATCAAACAGCAGCTCAAGCAAAGAATACTATGTCTTCTAAATGGAAAGATTATGCAAACTCATTAGAAAAAACAGTTAAAGATGATATTACAAATTTGTTACCTGCTGTAGATAATATTATTCCAGATATTATTGATACAGCAGTAGCTGATATAAAACTTTCTATACCTGGAGTTGATATAGGACTAGCAAAATTGCCTGATCTTACAAAAATTAATGCTCAAGCAGCAAGTGCAGTTAAACAATTCGAAAGTGATCTTGCTGGAGCAAAAACACAATTAAATACAGCAGTAGCAGATGCTTCCGCGCAAATAGATAGCATTACTAAAACTGCAAGTTCAAAAATAAACAGTTTATTTGGATAAAGGATTTTAAAATATGCCATTTCAAGATTTAGATCCAAAACTTGATGACAACGATATAGAAGACGATTCAGTTGGCGCCTCTCAAGGAGGCGCAGATCAGTCTGCTGAAATTGTTGAAGACGGTAAACCGTGGCGAGACGAAAACGGAATTCTTACTTACGAAACATTTGGAGAATTTGAAGCTGATAAAGATAATATAGGTAAACCGGCACCTACAGGACAGTTAGTGAGAGTAGTTGATGGTGCTCCAAATTATGCAGATAGTAATTTCTTTTGGGTAGTATTCAGTCCATCAGAAGCAGAAGGTGAAACTACTTTTAAATCTTTAGCAGCTACTAACAAACAAAGAATTGAAGCAGGCGGCAAACCTTTTGTTCCACCAGGAGCAGTTCAAATTGATGAACTACAAGGAGTTCCAATTTTTCAAGCTGATCCAAAAAGTAGCAATGAAAAGCCAGGTACAAATACAGGAAAAACTGTTAGCAAATCAACCGGAGTTACAACTACAACTACAACTAGTAAATCGAACTCAACTACAACTAAAACAGAAAGTACAACAGACACAGAAAACACTTCTACAAAAACAGACAAGGATGTTATTAGTAAAACAAAAACTGATAGCAAAGTATCTCCAAAAACTGTATCTAGAACAGACCCAGTTGCAACTAAATCAACAGGTAACGCATATGTATACGAACCTATACGTCCTGGGTTTGATAGATACGATTTTAATTTAGGTAAAAAAGTTTTTACACCAGACACAGGCGGCAGTTTGCAAACATATGCAGGAAGCAATGAGCCTACTCCTCCTGCAAAAGTAGCAGAATCAAATAAAACTGCAATTGACGGCGGCATTGCTGTTGGTACAACAACTGGAGGGCCTAGTTTATTAAGACAACGTCAAGATCGCGAAAGAGATCCAAATCGAGTAGGACCACAGTAAGGAGTCAAAATGGCAAACTATACTAGAACTAGAGACGCACTTACTAACATTAAAGATTCGGGACCCTACGAAGCAATTGTTGTTAATAATTTAGACACACGTTATATGGGCGGCTTAACGGTAGAATTGTTAAAATATACTAGCGCAGGCGGCACTCCGGAGCGTACAGGACAATTATTAAATGTAAGATATTTAAGTCCATTTTATGGAATAACACCGCAAACTGCTCTTACAGCAAATGACGGTTTTGAACATACACAAAAATCATATGGAATGTGGATGGTACCTCCAGATATAGGAACTCGTGTACTTGTAATTTTTGCTGAAGGAAATCCAAACTTTGGATATTGGATAGGTTGCGTACCTGCAGATTATATGAATTTTATGGTACCAGATGGTAGAGCATCAACAGAAAAAACAACAGACCATACTCCGGAAAACTTAAAAGGTTATAAACTTCCTGTAGGAGAATATAACAAAACTGTTGAAGATGGTTCGTTAGTTGATCCTACGTTGTTTAACAAACCTTACAATAAAGATTTTACAGAAGTTTTAGAAGTCCAAGGACTTTTAAGAGACGAAGCTAGAGGAACAACAACTTCGAGTGCTAGAAGAGAAATACCAAGTATGGTATTTGGTATTAGTACACCTGGTCCAAAAGATTACAGATCTGGTGCACCGCAAGCACCGATCGGTACAGCAGGTCAAAAAATAAATGTTCCAAGTAACCGTTTAGGTGGTTCTAGTTTTGTAATGGACGACGGTGATGATAGATTTGTTAGATCAACCCATGCAGAAGACGGTCCACCAATTTATAAAAATATAAAAGAAGGTGAAACAGGCGATAACACTATTCCTCAAAATGAATTAATGAGGCTTAGAACTAGAACCGGGCATCAGATACTTTTACACAATAGTGAAGATTTAATTTATATTAGCAACTCAAGAGGTACTGCTTGGGTAGAACTATCGTCTGATGGAAAAATTGACATTTATGGATACGATAGTATAAGTGTTAGATCTGAAGCTGACATTAATTTTACTGCTGATAGAGACTTTAATGTAGAAGCCGGGCGTAATATTAATATGAAAGCATCAGCACGTTATAGTAGTGGTGGTGCAACAGACGAAGAAGGTTTAGAATCTGGTAGAATTCAATTTGAATCTGCTTTTAATTATAATTTAAATGTTGGCAAAGATAGCAAAATTACAGTAGCAAAAAATCAACATACAAAAGTTAACGAATCACAATATATTGAAACAGCAAAATCTCTACATGTTAATACAGGACAAAATAACTTTTTAACTGCTAAACAATATACACACATTAACAGTGGAGCAGAGCATAGAGAAACTGCAAAATACATACATATGAATGGACCTGGTGCAGCATTAGCAAATCCTGCAACTGAAGTTACACCTTTGAGTACAATTACATTACCTCAAACAAAACCAGGAAACGTAGTTCAACCGTTTGAAACTATACTTGGAAGAGCACCACAGCACGAACCTTGGTTACATCATGAAAACTTAGATCCTTTAGCATTTAAAAAAGGTGAAACTGATAGAGAATCTCCAGGAGCATTAACTAGTGCAGACAGAGTGTTAACACCTGATACTTTCTTTAAAAATCTAGGAGGAAGGAAATCTAGCGCATTTGTAGGAGGATCAGGCGGCGGAATAAATTCTGGTGTTATAAACTCTGGAGGAGGAACATCAACAGGAACAGGCGCAGTACCAGATCCAAATGTTACTCCAAAAAATAGTAATTTTAAATTTAGTGATGAACTTGGATCGCTAAGTTCAAAGTACGAGTCTAGAGGAAATCCAGGTGCTATTGGTTATGATACTACAGGCGGTTGGAGTTACGGTACGTACCAAATTGCAGCAAAAACAGGTGCAATGGACGACTTTATGAACTATGCTAAATCTGCACATCCTGATATACACAGTAAATTACAAGCAGCAGGCGGCGCAGCAGCCGCTAAACAAGGAACTGATACATTTAAGCAAACTTGGAAAAGTGTAATGGGTACCGCAGCAGGAAATAAAGCACAACACGGATTTGGTGTACAACTTTATTTTACTCCAGCAGCAGCTAAAGTTAAACGTAATACAGGTATTGATGTAACTACTAGATCTAAAACTGTACAAGATGTTTTATGGTCCACAGCTATTCAACACGGCAACGGAGGAGCATCTAAAATATTTAAGAAAGCAGTAGAGCGTACTGGTAGTTCTAATCCAAGCGACGATGCATTAATTCGTGCAGTATATGATGAACGTGGTGCAAACAATGGACAACGATATTTTGGAAAAAGTAAACCAAATGTTAGAGCTGGTGTTGTAAATAGATTTAAAAATGAAAAAGCTGACGCTCTAAAAAGTTTAGAACAAGAATTGTCAAAAACAACTACACCACCAACAATTAGTGGTAAAGACAGTGTTTCAACAGTTGAAGAAGTTCCACGTACAGTACAATAGGGTAAATATAGTATGAGCGAATTAGAAAAAAATTTATATAAACGTGTAACTGTTAAACAAACAATGCGTGATGCTTCTTCAGGCAGAGCTTATAGAGGTTTTTCTACGATCTCAGACGCTAAAAGTTTTAGTTTATATGATTTCGATCTAATAAAACAAGATATAATCAACCACTTTCATATTAGACAAACTGAAAAACTTAGTGATCCTACATTTGGCACAATAATATGGGATATATTATATGAGCCATTTACAAACGAAGTACAAGAACTTGTAATTGAAGATGTAACTACAATTATCAACTATGATCCAAGAGTACGTGCAGAAGAAATTATCGTTGACACGTATGAGCAAGGATTACAAGTAGAGTGTACAATAACATTTTTACCATATCAAATTGTAGACCAATTACGATTTAAATTTGACAAAGAAAACGGTTTACTTTCGTAAACAATTAAACACGCACTTTTCAATATCAGATAAATATCATAGTAAACAAGGAATACTAATATGGCTGCAACCGATAGACAGTCTAGGCTACTTGTAGCCGAAGATTGGAAAAGAATTTACCAGAGCTTTAGGAACGCAGATTTCCAAAGCTATGATTTTGATAACCTACGCAGAACAATGATTAATTATCTGCGTCAAAACTATCCAGAAGATTTTAACGATTACATTGAGTCAAGCGAATATCTTGCACTGATTGATATGATTGCTTTCCTTGGGCAAAACTTATCATTCCGTGTAGATCTAAATGCTCGTGAAAACTTCCTTGAAACAGCAGAACGTAGAGAAAGTGTACTACGTCTTGCACGTATGCTTTCTTATAATCCACGCAGAAATCAAGCAGCCAACGGATTATTAAAAATTGATACATTATCAACAACTGAGAGTATTATAGATAGTAACGGGTTAAATCTAGCTGGCATTACTGTAAAATGGAATGACCAAGCAAATACAAACTATTTTGAACAATTTGTTAAAATTTTAAATTCTGCAATGCCGCTTGCAAACTCAATTGGAAATCCACTAAAATCAGAACAGGTTGCAGATGTACAAACTCAAAAATATCGTATAAACGCACTAAACACAGGTAGTGCAGTATATCCGTTTACAAAACAAATAGAAGGTGTTACAACTAGATTTGAAATTGTAAGTTCAGACATTTCTTCTGGAAGTATTGTAGAAGAACCACCGTTGCCTGGCAATAGTCCAGCATTTCTTTTCCGTGATGATGGACAAGGCGCAGGATCTAATAATACAGGATTTTTTATGCACTTCCGTCAAGGACGTCTTGAAAACGGCTCGTTTAACATGTCAAATCCGATACCAAACCAATCAGTGGCAATCGATTCAAGAAATATTAATGATACCGATGTTTGGTTATATGAAGTTAATAGTTTAGGAATAGAAAATAAACAGTGGACAAAAGTTTCTTCTACAGAAGGAAATAATGTTATCTATAATAGTTTGTTTAATCAAACAAGAGATGTTTTTGCAGTCACTACAAGAATAGGTGATAGAATTAATTTAGTTTTTAGTGATGGTGTTTTTGGTAATTTACCAGCAGGAGATTTTAAAGTATATTATAGAACTAGTAATGGTTTAAAAAGTGTTATAACTCCTGGAGCAATTAATACAGTTAGTATTGATATTCCTTACCAAGCTAGAAATGGTACTAAGCAAACACTTACAATTGGATTAAAATTAAATTACACAGTAACAAATGGAACTGCAACAGAATCTAATGAAGAAATAAAAGCAAATGCTCCAGCAACTTATTATACACAAAATAGACTAGTTACAGGCGAAGATTACAATGTTGGACCTCTTGCTATAAGCCAAGATATTATTAAAACAAAAAGTTCAAATAGAATATCAAGCGGAATAAGCAGATTTTTTGATTTAAAAGATGCTAGTGGAAAATATTCAAATACAAGTTTGTTTGCAGATGACGGAATATTATACAAAGAAGAATTTGTAGAAAAACAATCTTTTACATTTACAACTCAAACTGACATTGAAGGTATTATTTACAATACAGTTGAGCGTATTATTGGTAATATAAATTCTAAAAATTTCTTTTTAGCAAAATATCCTAAAACAATAGTAAGTGACCTTAATGCAACGTGGACACAGTCAACTAAAGGCACAAATATTTGTACAGGCTTGTTTAAAGATTCTTCAAATCAAACATATCCTTTAGGTGACTTTACAGTTAATGCACTCCGTTTTGTAGAACCTGGATCCTTAATTAAATTTACGTCTCCGGATACAAAAACCTTCATGCCAAACGGCACATGGAACGAAACAGGAACTATTAAAAAAGGTCAATCTACATATAAATGGGCAAAAGTTATTGCAGTTTCTAACACAGGTGTTGATGTTGAAGATGACGGAACTGGTCCGGTTATATTAAATGATATTATTCCTGACGGTGCATTAATTTCACAAGTTATTCCTAACTATTCTAAATCATTAGTAGACGATCTTAAAACAGAAATCATTGATCAAACATTTGAATATAAAGATTTTGCTTTAAGATACGATATAACAGACAGAATTTGGAAAATAGTATTAGCAGAAGATATTAATACTATTAGCGATTTTGCAACTGGTAAAGCAGGAGACACAACTGGAGAAAACTTAGATTCTAGTTGGATGTTGTATTTTAAAACAGACGGTGAAAAATACACAATAACATATAGACAGTTAAGATATGTTTTTGAAAGTGCAGACGAAATAAGATTTTTCTTTGATAGTGCTGATAAAATTTACGATCCGTCAACTGGACAAGTTGTTAGAGATAGAATTGATGTGCTAAACATCAATACTCAACCTGGACAATTAACACCATTTACAAAAGATTTTACTTGGACCATAACTGATGCTTATAAAGATTCTGAAGGTTACTTAGATAGTCGTAAAATACAAGTACAATTTATTGATTTAGATGATGACGGGGTAGTTGATGATCCGGATATCTTTGAACAAATAGTTGGAGAAGAAGATACTTCAATTTCTACAGAAGAAAAAATTATATTCCAAAAGAAATATACTACTACAGATGGCGTCGAAGATTTTAAATATCTTGATAATTCAACAAGTGAAGTTGTTTTAGTGCAAAATGAATCTAGTATTGCTCCGTATACCCAATGGGACAATAACGGACAAATTTTTTACTTGATAGACGAAGGTGTTTTTAAGAAACTTAATAAAACATTAAACAATACTACACTTGATGTAAACTACAAAGCATACTATGGTAGAGCAGGATTAAAACTTCATTATGTTCATGTTGCAGACAGTGGATACAGAATAGATCCTAGTGCATCAAATATTATTGATACATATATTTTATCAAAAACATATGACGATCAAGTCAAACAATATATTGATGGAACACTTTCTGTAAAACCAAAGCCGCCAAGTAATGATGAGCTTTTTAGATCTTATGGAAGTTCAATTAATGAAATTAAAAGTATAAGTGATGAAATTATATATCATCCAGTAAAATATAAAATTTTATTTGGCGACAAAGCACCTGCAGATTTACAAGTTAAATTTAAAATTGTAAAAAATCCTAACTTAGTAATTAATGATAATGAACTTAAATCTGATATTATTGAATCAATAAATCGTTTCTTTGATATTGAAAATTGGGATTTTGGTGAAACATTTTATTTCCAAGAGCTAAGTTCTTATATTATGAGTCAGTTATCGCCAAAATTAGTTAGTATATTAATTGTACCTAGACAAACTACACAAAGTTTTGGTAGTTTATTTGAAATAAAATCTGAAGCAGATGAAATTTTTGCCAGCGGCGCAAAAGTATCTGACATAGAAACAATAGACGAAATTACAGCAACTAATTTACAAGCAAGCGGCAATGTAATTACAAGTTCAACAAGCACAACATCTAATCAAATAACAAGTAGTGCATCATCTACATCAAGCTCTACAGGCGGAGGTTATAGTTACTAATGGCTAAGAAAACTCAACAAGATTCGGCTTTGCCAATTCCAGGCGGAAATAATAAAATTAGTTCTGCAGATTTTTTACCTAGATTTTTTAGGAGTACGGCAAACCAAAAGTTTTTACAAGCTACAATGGATCAAATGATCCAACCGGGTGTTGCTGAAAAATTAAATGGATATTATGGTAGAAGGACAGCAAAAGCACATCAGTCAACTGACAATTATGTTGCTGATGTTAATAAAACAAGAGAAGATTATCAACTAGAACCTAGCGTAGTAGTTAAAGATCTGTATGATAATGTTACTTTTTATAAAGACTATAATGACTATCTTGGACAACTAAATGTTTTTGGTGCAAATATAGAAAACCATAGTAGATTAAATAATCAAGAAACTTATAGTTGGAACCCAAGTATAGATTGGGATAAGTTTGTAAACTTCCGTGAGTATTATTGGTTACCGCACGGTCCTATTAGCATTCCTGTTAGAGGACAAAGTAGAGAAGTTGTTAGTACGTATTCTGTAACTATTGAAGATCAAGGAGATAATAAAGCATATGTCTTTAATGACGGATTGACTAGAAATCCATCGTTAAAACTTTATAGAGGACAAACTTATCGTTTTGATATTGACACTCCAGGACATCCAATAGCATTTGCAATTACTAGAAGTTTTACTCCAGGTAGTGCAATATTAACAGCAGGAACAGAAGGAATAAGAGCTGACGGACTATTTGGAGCAGATCTATATGGCAATGAATATGATCAAGGAGACTTTATTGTTCTTCCTTCCGGCGGCAGTGTTACTTTTGAAGATGATGAAAACGTTTCAACACTTTATCCTGACGGAATACGCAAATTAGGTGAAGAAGGTGAAGAAGTTGCAGTTGCATATGTTGAAAAAGGTACAATTGAATTTACAATTCCATTTAACGCACCTAATAGATTATACTATGTTAGCAAGAATTCAATTGACACTAGCGGATTAATTAAAATTTATGACATTGAAGAAAATGCTTTCTTAAATGTTACTGACGAAATCTTAGGAAAGAAAACATATCTAAGTGCAAACGGAGTTGAATTGTCCAACGGTATGAAGATTAAGTTCCAAGGCGATGTTGAACCTGCTTATTATGCTCAAAATAATTGGTATGTTGAAGGTGTAGGAGAAAATATTAAATTAATCAAAGATCAAGATTTAATTATTCCTGCTGCATATACAGAAGCACGTTATGTTCCATTTGATAGTGAAGAATTTGATACATTACCTTTTTCTGATGCTACTGCTTCAGCAACTGAACCAGATTATATTATTATTAATAGAGCAAGTAAAGATAGAAACGCATGGAGTCGTTATAATAAATGGTTCCATAAAGATGTTTTAAAAGATAGTTTTAAATTTAATAATTTACCTGAAAATATTGACGAAAGCAAAAGAGCTAAACGTCCGATTATTGAATTTGAAGCAGGACTAAAATTAAACAACTTTGGTAGTTTTGCTAAAAAAGATGTTGATTTAATTGATACTTTTACAAAAGATGTTTTTAGTACAATTGAAGGAGCATTAGGGTATAATATCGACGGTATTGATTTAGCAGAAGGCATGCGCATTCTTTTTGTAGCAGATACTGATATTTTAGTATCTGGAAAAATTTATCAAGTTAAATTTATTGAAATTGGTAATAATAAACAAATTGCATTAATTGAAACTGATGATACTGAACCGCAAGATTTAGAAACTATACTAGTAACTAGTGGTGTAAAAAATGCAGGAAAAAGTTATCACTATCACGGCGGAAGCTGGCTAGAAGCACAAGAAAAAACTCAAAGAAACCAGTCTCCGTTATTTGAAGTTTGTGATGTAAACGATAATAGTTTTGCTGACGAAACTTATTATGAATCTACTACCTTTAAAGGAACTAAATTATTTTCATATAAGTTAGGTGAAGGTACTAATGATTTAGAGTTAGGATTTCCTTTAAATTACAGAACTATTGAAAATTCGAGTGATATACTTTTTAACTTTGATTTATTAAACGATACATTTGAATATCAAGAAGGAACAGAAATTATATCTCAAGATATTAGTTCTGGCTACCTAAAAAAATACAAAACACTTTCGGACTTTACTTATGTAAATGCTTTCAGTAACATTCCTACAGAAAGTAAACAATATGTTGTTAGACAATACGATGTAACAGACATAAAAAATAATAATTTTGCAATAGATGTTTATAATAATTCTGGAGATTTAAATGATTTATATGTTGTAGTTTATGTTAATAATAAAATACAAATTAAATTAACAGATTATGAACTTGACAGAATAAACAAAATTGCATATGTTAGATTTTATGATAATTTAAATTCTGGAGATATTGTTAAAATAAAAACAAGATCTAAAACATCTAAAAATAGTAATGGACATTATGAGTTCCCACATAACCTAGAACGCAATCCACTAAACGAGGATGTAAGTGAGTTTACCTTAGGTGAAGTAGTTGATCATGTTGACACTATGCTTGAAGAATTACCAAACTTTAAAGGTGTGTTTTTAGGCTCAAGTAATTTGCGTGATTTAGGAAACTTAGATAGATTTGGTAAGCGTTTTGTAAAACACAGCGGACCGATAAATTTATCTTTATATCATATAACAAATAAAGAAACTAATATTATAAAAGCCTTAAAATATTCTAAAAATGAATATTCAAGATTTAAAAAAGTATTTTTAGAAAGTGCTCTAAGTTTAGGGTATGACGGAACTACTAAAGTACATGTTGATAAATTATTAGAAGAAATTAATAAAGATAAAGTAAAAACTCAGCCGTTTTACTTTAGTGATATGCTATCATATAGCAACACTAATATTATAGAATATACAGTTTTAGATCCTAGAACAAAAGAATATCCTTTAAGTTCTCCTTTTAATCTATCTAGTTTGTCTGTAAAAAGTGTTTTAGTATACTTGAACGGAGAACAATTAATACATGGCAGAGATTATAATTTTGACTCTACAGGTTATGTAAGTATTGATGCAGGACAAGTCGAAGATGACAAGATAGAAATTTATGAGTATGATAATACTGACGGATCATTTGTTCCTCCAACACCTACAAAGTTAGGACTTTATCCTAAATATGAACCAGAACTATACATTGATGATACAGTTATAGTAGATGAACCTTCAGAAACTGGTCCATTTAAAATTTACGGACAAGCTGAATCAGGCAGCAACAAAGGAACTAGAGGCTGGTTTTATCCTATATATACAACTAGAAAAGCTGCTAAAGATGCAGATGCAAATGATACTGCTAACACAATTACATTTGTTGGTTTAAACAAAATTTTCTATATGCCTGCAACCGGTTCTTTTTACGGACATTATGATAATGTTGAAATTAACGAGTATCCTTTAGGCGTTGCTTTTGTTAAAGGACATGACGGTAGCTTTATTAAAGCATACAAAGATTACAGAGACGAACTATTACTGGAATTAGAAAAAAGAATATTCAATAACATTAAAGCTGATTATTCGACAGATAGATTAGACATTCATAATTTTATTCCAGGAGATCATAGAGAAACTGAATTTAGTAGAAATGAAATTAATAGAACATTACTTGGAGATTTCCAACAATGGCTGACTACTAGTTTAACTAATACAAGTTATACAAACAATACATTCTACGATAGAAATAATGCTTGGACATTTAATTACTCCGATACTAAAACACCAAACGGAAATAAAAATCCAGGATTTTGGAGATCATTGTTTGTTTATGCGTTTGATACAGATCGTCCGCACACATGCCCATGGGAAATGTTAGGCATCACAATAAAACCAAGTTGGTGGGATGAAGTATATGGTCCTGCGCCGTATACTGGTGATAACTTGGTGTTGTGGAAAGATTTAGAAGCCGGTAAGATTGCAGAACCCGGCAACGTTAGAATAAATTTAGATTATGCTCGTCCTGGGCTAACTAATCATATTCCTGTTGGTAGTGATGGAAAATTAGTAACTCCTACTAGAATAGGATATGCTAACGGATTTAACATCCAGCAGACGTCTAGAAACTTTAGTTTTGGAGATTATTCTCCTACAGAAAATGCATGGAGAAGAAGTTCAGAATATCCGTTTGCACTATTAACATCTTATCTATTAAACAAGCCTGCAAAAGTAATGGGCTTAGGTTTTGATATATCTAGAATTAATAAAAACAAAGCTAATCAATGGGTTTATAAAGAAACAAATAAACCTATCGAAACAAAAAATTTATTATTACCAAATACTTACAACTCAGATTCAAGAGTGTTAACTTCTGGTTTAGTAAATTATGTTTACAATCTAGTAGCAAGTAATATTTTAACACTTTATTCAAGTTATGAAACTAATCTTAAAAATATATCAAATCAAATTGGTATAAAAATTGGAGGCTTTACTAGTAAACCAAAATTCAATCTTATACTTGATAGCAGATCACCTACACAAAATCTTACACAAGATGGAATTTTTGTACCACAAGAAAATTACCAAATTTTCTTAAACACAAGTAGTCCTTCGCAACTAGCAATATACAGTGGATTAATTGTAGAAAAAGCCGAAGTTGGTTATGTACTTAGAGGTTACAATTTAGAAAAACCTTATTTTGAATATTATGAAGCTAGAGAAGGTTCATCTTCTTCTACTGTAACGGTAGGAGGAATAAACGAAGCAGTTGTTCCTTGGGATTCTAATACACTTTATACAGCAGGCGAAATTATAATACACAATAATTCGTATTATAGAGTTACAAAATCTTTCGAAACTGGAGTAAGTTTTACTTTAGAAAATCTTTCTAAGTTACCAACCTTGCCAATTGAAGGCGGCAGAGTTGCACAGTTTAAAAAGAATTTTGATAAAACATCTGTAAAAACTTTAGAATATGGTACTAGATTAAAAACAGTACAAGAAGTTGTAGATTTTATTTTAGGGTATAACGAAAGACTAACAGATATTGGATTTATATTTGACGATGTGAGTGAAGGCTTTGGAGAAGTAAACAATTGGAATCAAAGCGCAAAAGAATTTATGTTCTGGACAACCCAAGGTTGGGCTTCTGGAGGTATTATTACACTAAGTCCTGCTGCAAATATATTAGAATTCCAAAAAGATTTTTATGTTGTTGACGATATTAAAGATCCGTTTTATGGATATTCAATATTGAAAGCAGACGGTTTATTTTTAGATTCAGAATTTAATAGTTTACTTAGAAACGAAAACAGTTTTGGTGTTGAAGTTACAAATACCGACGAGGGTTTATTCCATGCATCATTACCTTTGATTCAAAAAGAACATGTTGTGTTATTAGATAATACTACAGTGTTTAACGATATCATATATAGACCATCAACTGGTTATAGACAAGAAAGAATTAAAGTTAGTGGCTATAGATCAGATAACTGGAATGGCGGATTAAACATTCCGGGATTCTTGTATGACGACGGAACATTTACTGACTGGACACAATGGAAAGATTATACAATTGGCGACATAGTAAAATACAAACAATATTATTATGTTGCATCAAAAAATATTTCGGGATCACAAAATTTTAATTCTAATGATTGGTACTTGCTTTCAGAGAAACCAGAATCTCAGTTGTTAACAAACTTTGATTACAGAACTACTCAGTTTACAGACTTTTATGATTTAGATAGCGATAGTTTTGATATTGAACAACAAAGAATGGCTCAGCATCTAATTGGTTACCAAAAGCGTCAGTATCTTGCAAACATTATTAACGACGATGTAAGTCAGTTTAAGTTTTATCGCGGAGCTATAGCAGAAAAAGGAACTATGAATGTCTTTACTAAATTGTTTGATGCTCTAGGTAAGACTACAGATAATTTAGAATTTTATGAAGAGTGGGCATTACAAGTTGGAAGATATGGTTCTGTTGATGATATTAAACAAGTAGAATACATTATTCAAGAAGAAAAAGTTCAAGAATCGCCTCAAGCATTTGAATTGCTGAATACATTACCTGCTACTAACTATGACAAGATATATAGAATTTTACCAAACGAAGTTTATGACAAACCGGAAGATTACGATCATGCACCTCTTCCTGTAAAAAATATTGAATCTGAATATATTAAAACAGGCGGATATGTTAAAGAAAGTGATGTTGCAACAACTATAGGTAATATTTCAAATTTAATTTTAGTTAATGTAAATGGACTAAATTTAGGAGATAATATTTGGATTACTAACACAGAGTCTAATGACTGGACAGTAATGCAAGTAGTTCGTTCAGGAGCATATGCATCTGAATTTACAGTTTCTTTGATTGAAGATGCAGATCCAGGTTACGGAATTGGAGAACTTACACTAGATAGATGGTCTGCTTCTATTGTTACTGAAGGAGACTATATTGGATTACAACATGCAGAAGAATATTTACTTAATGGATTTTACAAAGTTATTTCTGCAGAACTTAATAAAATAAAAATTGAAGTTCCGTTTGCTGGTAATGAACTAACTGATGATGTTTTAGATTTTGAAGAAGAAAACTTTTCAGTTGTTAAGTTAAGGACTGTTAGAACAGATTCTCTTAACGGAGTTAATTCTTTAACAAACCAAGAATTTTACCAAGATCAAAAAATATGGATAGATGACTATAATAGCACTTGGGCAGTATTAGAAAATAATTCTGTTTACAATAATGAGCAAACAATAGTCAATCCTAGCGAGTACGATAGTACCACTCATGGATTTACAGATAGTCTTGCTGTAACTAAAGATAACAACAATGTATTTGTAGCTTCTCCAAATGATGTAAACGGAAAAGTCTATTTCTACCGTAGAAGTAGAGAAGCATCTAATTTAAACTTGTCTCAAGAAATTGAACTTGACAATGATGATTATTTTGCATTAGATAATTTAGACTTTAGTAGAAGTATAGATGTTTCTCCAGATGGTGAATACTTAGTAGTAGGTGTTCCTAATGCAAGTAATATTAAAACTAAATTGGCTTATAAAACAGATTCAAATACAAATGAACAAACTTTTGACTTTCAATCTGATAAGACTTATGTAAAAGGTGATATTGTTCGTTATAGAGAAACACTATGGAAAGCTAATAGAGAAATATTACCACAAATAGGCAATCAACCGTTTACTACATTTGATACATATATTAATATTGCATCACAGCAAGATGCTGATAGTACCAGTTTAAATTTATTAGTTGCAGGCGATCCTGGATTACCTAACAATACTGTTGATCACATTCTAGTAAGAGCTCCTAAAGATATGTACCTTGGTACAGCAGTGGGCGATTTAGTAAACTTATATTGGAATACAGTAAGTTATGCATTCAATACTTCAGACATTCAATATCCGTTTGATAATGAAATTGCTGAAATAACTGTTAATTGGTTAAATCAAGAACATACTATTGCTAAAAAAGTAGATCATGTATTTTTCCTTGAGACATTTGTTACATTGCCTAACGTAGGCGATACATTTACTACAGACACCGGCGCAGCGGAAATTGTATATGTTGGAACAAGGCGTGATAGTGCAGTAATTTATGTTTCAAACACAAATGGTGTATTTGATATTTCTGGTACTGCTTACAATGCCGAAGGCGATTTAATTGGTGATTATACAGAAGAATCAACGTACTCTATAACAGATGCTGTTGCAGGTTACTGGTATATTGAAACTGGATTTACATATTCAAACAATGGAAGATATTATGATTCAGGTAAAGGTCTAGTTTATGCAGATGTTAGACCTGCTGACTCGCAACGTCCAGTAAACTATTATTACAATATTCAAAATACAATTGCAGCCGTTGGCCCATACATTACTAATAAAAACCAAGCGAGCTTCTTGTCAAGTCTTTCGTATACTGGTGACCCGGCTGGCGCAGACGGAACTAGCGGAGTTAGTTCTCCGCAACTTGATAATAGATGGATTGCTCGAGTAGGAAAAGAATTTAGTAACATAGTACAAGTTGGAGAAGAATACGAATTTAGATTGTATGATTTAGATAATAGAAATATTGATTTAAGTAATACTGCTTTCACATACGAATTTTTAAACAAAAAACATACAATAACTGATATTTGGGATGGATACATAGATTTTGAACTTACAGAATTTGACTTCCAAGGCTTCCCATATGAACCACAAATTGGTGATATTTTAGAAGATGTACAAATTCCAAGAGACGGACAAGGCGGACTAGCACTAACTTCAACTACAACAAGTAGTGCCGAAGTTGTGTTTATGAGAAGAAACTTTAATAGTATTAGAGTTTATGTAAAAGTGTTGTCAGGAAATTGGAATGAATTATCAAATATTGGAAGATACGAAATCCGTAGAAAAGCAGGAACTAACAACACAGTTAATCCAAACATTAGAGGTGTTAACGATGTTGACAGAGTAATTGGTACAGTTGAAGATATTAATAATGATATTGTACTAGGTACAAATTTAGTAGGTAAATTATTAGTATTTGCAAATGATAGCAATTTAAATATTGTTACGCAACCAGAAGTTGTTGACGAAGAATATTGGTTCTTCAACGAAAATACTGAATCTGGAATACAACGTCTAGCTAATCCTCCTTACAGTCTAAACAAAGATTATACTCAAGTTTACAATATTCCTGCAGACAAATACGGAGTTGCAAAAACTGGACTAGAAAACGAAGGCGCAGTTGCTATTTTTAGAAGAGTTGCAGGCGAATATCGTTTACAAAATATATTTGTATCAGAATATAGACATGCTGGTAGACAGTTTGGTAATTTAGTAAAAATTACTCAAAATAATAATTATTATACATTAATGATTGGCTCTAAGGGCGTTGACACAACAGAAGAATTATTAGACGATTCAATAGGCAGACGCACATATCCAGGAACTATTGAAATAGTTAGACACGGTACAAAACCGTCAGATAATTTCAAAGGAGAGTACCAGTTAACAGCATATGACATAGGCGATATTGTAATTTATAAAGATAATTACTACCGTGCAAACAAAGCAATTCTTGAAACACAAAATGTAATACAAGATTCTATATATTGGACTAACATTAGTTGGCGTTACGGCCAAGATACAAATTATCGAGGAGATTTTGATAATTCTTATACTTATAAATCTGGTAATATAGTTGTTTACGATAACAAACTTTGGTCTGCTAATACTAATATTGATGTTAATGCACCTGTACCTTCAAATTCAAATGCATCATGGAGTGAAATAAGCACTAAGATTGATTACTTAGGTTACTTGCCGAATCTTACATCAACACATTTTTATAATGAAGAAGTATTTGATCCTATACAAAATATTGAACAATTTAGTGAGGCGTTCGATATTAGTGACGATGGTAATGTTTTAATTGTTACTAGTAAGCAAATGGAAACAGACAGTACTATACACAAATCTATTGTAGTTTACAGGGAAGTAGATGACAAGTATATGGTAGATCAAGTTATACCTTCTCCTAATAATACTGAAGGATTTGCAGATGTTGTTAGTCTAAGTCCAGATGGCAGAAAAATTGCTATAGGCGCACCGTATAATGACGACAAAAAGATTAATCAAGGTATTGTTTATATCTATAGTCAAGTTAACGGAAAATTTGTACAAACACAAACATTAACGCCGCCAAATAATGAAGAAAGCGAAGGGTTTGGTTACAGTTTAAACTTTGGTGAAGACAATCTTGTTATATCAAGTTTAAATGGCGATCAAAAAATTCCAACACGTTTCGACACATATACAGATAGAGTAGATGAAAACTCTTATACATTAGATACTACATCTAAAGAAAGAACTGCTACAACATTTGATGCTGAGTTTACTACATTTAATAATATTATACTTGATAAAGGTGTTGTTTATGTTTACGAAAATTTAGAAGATACACTAATATATTCTGAACAGTTTAGATATTCGTTGTCACAACGTATGTTTGGCGAAAATGTATATTCAAATAACAATCATGTTTATGTAGGAATGCCGCAACAATACAGTGGCGACTACAAAGGCATTATGTTAGACTTTAGAAAAGGTAATGGTGTATTTGCTTGGGAAGCAATAAGTCAAAATGTTATTCCTGTAGATGTTTCTAAAATTAGAGGAGCATTTCTTTACAATAAAAGAAAGAATGAAATTATCACTTATGTTGATTATGTAGACCCTGTACAAGGAAAAATCCCAGGAGTAGCTGATCAAGAAATAGCATTTAAAGCACCATACGATCCTGCGCTTTATAACACAGGAGAGCTTACAGATAATAATGTTGATCCTGACAGAGTGTGGACAGACGAATATGTTGGTAAAGTTTGGTGGGATATTTCTACAGCTAAATTTGCTAATGCACACCAAGGTTCAACTACATTCCAAAAAAATAACTGGAATAAATTATTACCTAACGCAACTATTAACATATATGAATGGGTTGAAAGTGACTACCTACCAAGTTCTTGGGATACTCTTGCAGATACTCCAGAAGGTGCATCACAAGATATAAGTGGTACATCTTTGTATGGAGATGAAAAATTCTCTACAAGAATTATATATGATGATGTTTCTAAAACTTTTAAAAACAAGTACTACTACTGGGTAGAATCAAAACGAACAGTTCCAGTAATGGAAGACAGATTCTTATCAATATTTGATATTGCAGCACTTATTGCAAATCCTAGAACACAAGGTTATAAGTTTTTATCATTACTAACAAATAACAAATTTGTTTTAAACAACTGCGACGATGTTATTGAAGGTGATGATGTTGTTCTTAACATTAAATATTCAACTGGTCCAAAAGAAAATCAAAATCTACATAGTCAATATAAATTGCTTTCAGAAAACGACAAGTCGTCTAAACCTGATGCTGATATTGAGCGCAAATGGTTTGATAGTTTAATTGGCTTTGATGAAAATTCTAGATTAGTTCCAGATCCTGATATAACAGTAAAAAATCGTTATGGTGTACAAAGTCGTCCTAGACAAAGTATGTTTGTTAATAGAATCGAAGCTCTTAAACAAACAATTGAAAGAGTTAATTTTGTATTAGGCAATAGTCTAATTACTGATGAGTATGACATATCTGATTTAACAGCAAAAGACGAAGCGCCAACGCTAATTAGTAAAAAATACGATATATCAGTTGACTCTATTAGCGAATTACAATATATTAGTACAAGTAAAATTACACAAGCAATTTTAGAGCCTGTGATAGTAAATGGAAGAATTACAAGAATTAATATTATTAATTCTGGAAGAGGTTACAAAGTAGCACCTTCATTTAAAATAAACGGCAAAGGGTTTGATGCAGATTTTGATATTACTCTTAATAATTTAGGACAAATAACAAATGTTAAAATAACTAATGACGGTTATGGATATGATAATAACACTACTATAACAGTTAGACCATTTACTGCACTTGTAACAGCAGATAGTGAAGTTCAGGATAAATGGGCACTACATAGCTGGAATATAGAAAGCCAATCATGGAATAGAATATCAGTTCAAGGATATAACGTAGAACTTTATTGGGATTATAAAGATTGGTACGCTACTGGTTATAATCAGTTTACAAACATTAAACATAACATTGATGGTTCTTATCAGTTACCTACGCTATCTGATAGCATTGGCGATGTTATTAAAATTAATAATATTGGCTCAGGCGGCTGGTTATTACTTGAAAAAATAGATACTCAAGATACAGAAGATTATACTGTTAATTATAAAACTATTGGTAGACAAAATGGTACCATAGAATTTAATGAGTCATTGTATAATTTTAGTAAAAATACTATAGGTTATAGTAATAGAAGTTTTGACAATTATTTTTATGATAGCAATCCTGCATTTGAACTAAGAATAATTCTTAACACTATACGTGATAAATTATTTGTTGGTGATTTAGAAGTAGAATATAATAAACTTTTTGCTTCTACACTACGTTATGTATTGGCTGAACAGCCAGCAGCAGATTGGGTATTTAAAACTAGTTTTGTAAAAGCAAAACACAATCGAGGCGATCTAGGACAAAAAGATCTTACATTCAATAATGATAATTTACAAAGCTATCAAGATTTTGTAGAAGAATTTAAACCTTATAAAACTAAATTAAGAGAATTTGTAAGTCAATATACTGTAACTGAAGAAACCAACAGTGTAGTAACTGATTTTGATTTACCGCCTAAGTATAATAGTTTGACTGGAAAAATAGAACCGAGTAAAGCTATTATTGTTGATGGCAGTTTGCAAGATGTAAACTTTGATTTAGAAACTCCACCAAGAAACAACTGGAAGAATAATTTAGGTTATCAAATAACCAAAGTTGATATAGGTGATACAGGAAGCGGATATACTTATGAACCTATAATTAAATTTGTAGGCGGCAATGGTACAGGCGCAACAGCTAAGGCATACTTAGGTTACGGAAAAATTACAAAGATTGAAATCACCAATCCTGGAACAGGCTATACAAGCGCACCAACAGTAGTAATTGAAGGTTCACAACTAGATACCGGAACTCCTGCTAAAGCAACTGCGGTATTAGGCAACGGATCTGTAAGATCTACAAGAGTTAAAGTTAAGTTTGACCGTGTTTCTAAAACATTTACTATAGAGTCGTTAGCAGAAACCGAGACTTTTGTAGGAACAAATTCTGAAACACGTTTCTTCTTAGAATGGCCAATGGACCTTGATAAAAAGAAAGTTAAAATTTATGTTGATGATGTATTACAATTAAGAAGCAAATATTCATACGAAAATATTATTGACAATAGTAAGACATATACTAGACATCAAGGAAAAATTATATTTACTACACCTCCTGCACTTGGAGCAAGTATTCGTGTAGAATATTATAAACCATTAAGTATGCTAACTGCACAAGACAGAATTAATTTAGCATATGCACCAACAGCAGGAATGTATGGTAAAGATTTAGCGCAGCTAATGACAGGTATTGACTATGGTGGAGTTGAAGTAACAAGTTTTGACTTTACAAGTTCTGCAGGATGGGATAGTCAACCTTGGTATACTGATAATTGGGATTCTTTTGTTAATACATTTGAAGATGAAATTTTTACAGCAGATGGTTCAACAGTTTCGGTTCAACTTTCTGCACCATTAGAAGACGGAGTTGTTTACAACTTATATAAAAATGGTGTAAGAATTGATGATCCTGACTACGATGCAGGCACACCGACAAATGTACACGCTATTACAAATAGCATTACAGGCGACGGAGTAACTGATACAATTGATCTAGCATCAAGAGATATTTTGATGTTAGACGGAGACGTACTTGCTATTCGAAAAATTACTAGTGATGGCAGTGTTAAAATTGACCCTGATAGTTATGATACGCAATTAGAAGGCGGCGACTTACAATATTCAACAGCAACAGGACTTAATGCTGAGGATATAATTGTTGACGGCGATGGATTTGTTACGCCAACAACTAGTGGTGGTCCTGAAGAATTAGTACCTGGACAAATTCTTGATACACTTGATATTAAAGTTTATACAAGAGACAGCGACGGACAAGGCGTAATATATTCTCAAAGTTATCGTGCAGTTCCAGGAACACTTAACTATAATCTAGGAGTTATTCCTAACAATATATCAGCAGTAATTGTAAAAGTTGACAATGTAATACTTGCAGATTCTGAGTTTACAATTAACTGGAGTTCAAATATTATAACTATTCCGTCTTTAATTGGAGGTGAGGAACTTAACATAGTTGCAGTTGCACAAGGTGTTCAAAGTATACTTGATTATGGTAAATTTACTGGAGACGGAGAACAAACAGACTTTGAAACTAATGTTGAATTTGTAGAAGGAATGTCTGGCTATGCTAATATTAATGGAGTACAGCAAGACGTAACAGTTTATAACACTAATGATTCAACAAGAGCGTTTATACGTTTTGACACACCACCAAATCTTAATAGTGTAATTAATTTTACGCTATTTGGAAACAGCGATGTTGTAAATTATAGTCAAATGTCGTCAAGTATGTTTGTAGGTGATGGTGTTAGTATAGAGTATGATATTCAGTCAACACCTCTTTATGCTGCTCCAACTCAACATAACATACTTGTAAAAGTTGGAAACAGAATTTTAAACGCTGGTTATAATACAAAGTTTGAAATTCCAGAAAACAATCAAAGAGAATATGCTTTAGAAATTTTCCAACAACCACAAGGAAGTTTAGATGTTTCTGATGTTAGTGTTTATTTAAATGGAAAATTAATTGAAACTCCGGTACAATGGAGATTTGATATTGCAAACAGTAGTATTGTACTTCCAGATGATATTGGTACCCCTGGAGATTTATTAGATATCTATGTTATAACAGATGGTGAATATCGTGTTATTGGATCAACAGTAATATTAGATACACCGCCAGCTGATCAAGAAACTGTTGAAATTATTCAAATGACAAATCATGACATTCTAAAATTAGAAAGAATAAATTATGATGTTGTTGAAAGAACTACTACATATGCAGGCGAAGTAGAGTATGTAACATACAACAGATTAACACTAGGTGAAATAAAACTACGTAAACCTGCTGTAGATGCACAGTATGTTTGGGTATCTTTAAATGGAGAATTGTTAACTCCGAGTGTAGATTATTATATAACAGATGATAAACAAAAAGTTAGATTAACAGTTACACCACAAGCAAACGATGTAATAGATATATTACATTTTGCTGCTAATGTAAGTGTTCCTAAATTTGCGTTTAGACAGTTTAAAGATATGCTTAACAGAACACACTTTAAACGACTTGATAGTGCAGCAACTACACTTGCACAAGATTTAAATTATTATGATTTACGTATAGAAGTTGTTGACGGATCTACGCTATCAACCCCTAACAAAGATTTAAATTTACCGGGTGTAATTTTTATAAATGGCGAACGTATAGAGTACTTTGTAAAAGAAGATAATACATTACGTCAATTACGTAGAGGTACACTAGGAACAGGAGTTAAAGAAGTACACTCAGCGGGAACAAATGTATTTGATCAAAACATAAGTAAAACCGTTCCATACAGAGATACAACTTTAGCTTATAACACAATAGCTGACGGAAATACAAACAATTTTGAAATAGATTACGATGTTAATTCTATAAATGAAATTGAAGTATTTGTTGGCGGCACAAGACAGCGTAAAACTACAATTGAAGTTTTTGATCCAACGCTTGCGTTAGATAGTCCAGAAGGCGATGTAACAATTAGTGCAGATTTTAGTTTTGATGCAGATACAAATAGTATTACTTTATTAAACACTCCTGCAGAAAATTCTAGAATTACAGTTGTTAAAAAAGTAGGTCGAGCGTGGACAACACAAGGAACTACACTAGGAAATACAGAAAATTCAATTGCAAGATTCTTACGTGCAGGAACATCTGAGCTACCAGAATAAATACAGTATAGGAAAAATAGATGAGTGACATTATGCAAGATACAAACGGAGTACTAGTTCAAGGACATATAAAAATATATGACCCTGAATCTCAAAAAGTCTACGTTGACAAACGCAACGCAATTCATTATGAAAATATGAGTATTGCGCTTGCAGAAAGTTTGGCAAACGAAGGACAAGGATTCATTTACCAGATGAGTTTTGGTAACGGCGGTACAAACGTCGATCCAACTGGTATTATTACATACCTAACACCAAATTCAACTGGCACAAACGCAAGTTTGTACAATCAAACTTACACTAAAGTTGTAGACGACAGAAGCGTAAACAATACAGACCCTGCACGTAATAAGTTAGAAACAAGACACGTTGCAGGTACAAATTATACTGATATTGTTGTAAGTTGTTTGCTTGATTATGGCGAGCCAAACGGTCAAGAGGCGTTTGATACTGCATCTGCAACTGATAGTCCATATGTATTTGACGAGTTAGGGTTACGTAGTTATTCACAGGACGGAGAAGGTAAATTAATCACTCATGTAATTTTCCACCCTGTGCAAAAATCGTTAAACCGCTTAATACAAATTGACTATACTGTAAGAGTTCAGAGTTTAGCAGGGTAAGGGGTATATAAATGGCATACACAATAAACTATACCGATACTGTAAACAAAGGTACAATTACCGTTGAAGACAATACTCTCAACCAAGAAACTAGTTTAAGTATTCCTGGTAGATTTACTACTGGTTACGGACAAGCAATTGCAGAAGACCTGTTACATCTATTAGAAAACTTTGCAAATAATACAGCACCTGCTCGTCCAGTAGAAGGACAATTATGGTACGATACTTCAGCAGGAATTGATCAATTAAAGGTATATGATGGTACTAATTGGGTTGCTAGTGGCGGACTTAAAAAAGCAACTTCGCAACCTGCTGTAGCAAATTCAACAGCCGGTGATCTTTGGGTAAACACAGAAAGTCAACAGCTTTATTTGTTTACTGGCGCAGGCTGGGTGCTAGTTGGCCCAAGTTTCAGCGACGGCCTTTTAACTGGAGCACAAGCAGAATCAATAGTAGGAACAGATGATGTTACGTATAGTGTTCTTACTATTAAAGTTGAAGACAAACCTGCAATTATTATTAGTAGCCAATCATTTATACCTAAAACATCTATCAAAGGATTTAGACAAGGTATTAGTGCAGGAATGAACATTGCTAATGAGGCAATAGTTGGCACACAAACATTAAAGTATTATGGTATTGCTGAAAAAGCTGAAGCATTAGTTGTAGGCGGTGAAGTTGTATCTGCAAGTAATTTTTTACAAGGCAATGCAGCAAGTACAACCAACTACCAACTTAGTGTAAAATCAAATGACGGAATTAGCATTGGTACTGGCGGACAATTAACTATTGGTATTGACGGTGAAACAGGTGTAATACAACACAATACAAATGGTTCTAGTATTGATGTAAGAATGCGTAATGGTAACTTGTCTCCTACAATAGTAACTATTAATAGTGAAGGTTCAGTAGGTATTAACAATGGTGCTCCAGAAGAAGCATTAGATGTTAAAGGTAATATTAAAGTTGCACCAAAAACTGGAGAACCCGGAACAGGAGTAATTCAAGTTGCTAGTACTGAACAATCTACATCGATAGGAACAGGAAGTATTACAACAACAGGGGGCTTAGGTGTTTCACTAAACGCTTACATCGGAGGCGATGTAGATATTGGCGGAATTTTATATACTGGAAATGTAGTTCCAGACGAAAATGCAGCTAGAAATATTGGTACAACTAACAACAAATATGATGAAGTTTATGCTACAACATTTTTTGGTAACCTACAAGGTAACGTAAGCGGTACAGTATCAGGGAGAGCAGGCTCAGCAGATAGACTTGCAAGCTCAACTACATTTAATATTACAGGTGATGTAGAAAATAATAGTTTTGAATTCGACGGACAAACTGGCGGAACAAGCAAAACTTTTAATGTGAGTATTTCCAATGGATTTATTAGTAGTAAAGATGTTACATATGATGCAGGTAATGCAGACGAAATCCTTTTAAATAGAACAACTGGAACAACAGGTGTTTACAGAATTACAAAACGTAACTTCTTAAAATCAATACCATTAGTTCCTGCAGGAGCAATTATGCCATATGGTGGCGAAGAAGCACCAGAAGGATGGTTATTGTGCGATGGTTCGGAAGTTCTTAAAACAGATTATAATGAGTTGTGGTTAGCAATCCAACATAATTTTAAAGATCCGACACTAGTTTCTGACAACGGAGTTAACAGATTTACACTACCTGACTTACGTGGTAGATTTGCAATGGGCTTAGATAACATGGGAGGCCCAACCGCAAATAGAGTAACTGATATTGCAGCAGATTCAATGGGCGGCACTGGAGGCTCTGAAGGTGTAAATATTGAATTAGACAATTTACCAGAACACGAACACGATTTAAAAGGCGATGTTACTAACGGTCAATTCTATGGTATTAGAGTTGCTGCTGGAGAAGCTTCAGACAGTAATGCTATTACGTTGCCTATTGAACCAGGCGGCGGCGGAACACAAGGATTGGCGACAAGTGGAGGTATTAAGACTGATACATCAATAGGCGAAGCATTAAATGTAATGAACCCATACTTAGCCGTTAATTACATAATTTATACAGGACAATAACATGAGCTACCAAATAAACAAGACAGATGGAACTTTACTAATAGATCTTATAGACGGGCAATTAGACACTAATAGCACCAATCTTACTCTTGTTGGTAGAAACTATAGCGGATATGGTGAATACTTTAACGAGAACTTTGTAAAACTTTTAGAAAATTTTGCAAATACTGCTGCTCCTAGCAATCCTATTATTGGTCAAATATGGTGGGATACATCAGAGCAACGTTTAAAAGTTTATGATGGAACGCAATGGAAAGCAAGTGGCGGACCTAGCGTAACAGATACAAGACCGCAGATGGTTGCTGGAGACTTATGGATTGATAATTTAGCAAATCAACTTTATGCTTTTGATGGTGTTGATTTAATACTTGTTGGTCCTCAATATACAGAAGCACAAGGAAAAAGTGGTTTTGAAGTTGGAAGTATATTAGATACACAAAGTCGTTCTCGAACAGTTGTTTATTTGTATATAGGCGGTACAATGTCTGCTGTTATTAGTAATATTGAATTTACACCGATATACAGTCAAAGAATTTTAAGTCTTGTTACAGATACTAATCCAGACGGTATTATCTATCAAGGCTATAACATAATCGATAAAAGCAATTTTAAATATAGAGGAACTGCTGATTCTGCAAACGCACTAGTAACTGCTTCAGGAGTTGTAAGAACTGCTGATAGTTTCCTCCCGTCAACTGCTAATGGTGTTACAACCGGAACATTAACTATACAAAACTCAGGTGGTTTAACTATTGGATTATCTCAAAACAATGTTCAAAGAGTTGTAGGACCACGTTTTTACATTGAAAATCAGCTAACAGACCATGATTTAAGTTTACGTGTTAAGTCGTCGGTTTTTGGTGCTGTTACAGTTGATGCTGTTTATGTAGATGCAAGTACAGCAAGAGTTGGTATTTTTACAACTGATAGATTACCAGAGTATACACTAGATGTAGAAGGTGACTTGAGAGTAACCGGAGATTTAATTGTTGAAGGTGACCGTGTAGCACTTGATGTACAAACACTTAGAGTAGAAGATAAACTCATAGAGATTGGTATACTTAATGATAGTACTGCTTTAACTGATGGATTAGCAGACGAATCAGGATTAAGAGTTAATAGTCTAAGTGGAAGTAAAGATTTGCTTTGGAGATTTGCAACAAATGCCTTCACATCTAACGTAAACATAGACTTATTGAATACAAATTTAACTTATAAAATTGGTGGCGTAGACAAACTAACAAACAACAGTTTAGTTAATGTTACAAGTGCTCCACAATTAACAAGTCTTGGTACACTATCAGCATTATCTGTTGATAATATAAGACTTGACGGAACTACTATTAAAGTAGGTGCAGCTATATCACTAGGCGATGCATCTGACAATCTGTTAGCAATGAATCTTGTTGGTACTAATGGTATCAATATTACTGCATTAGGTGACATTAATATAACAGATAATCAAAAAATTACTGGTGCAGGCAAAGCAATTAGTGAAAAACAAGCAGCAATTTTATCAGTTAGCGAAGATTCAGATGATACAGTTGCAAACAAAGGCTATGTAGACGAAGAAATTGCAACAGAAACTATAGTATTTTCTATGGACATTACAGGTTTAGGTTCTGGTACAGCATTACAAAATGCTGTAGCAGGATATTTAGATGATTTGTATCCTTTAACAACAACACATAACAGAAAGGTAGCTAGAATACATGCAACATCATATTCAGGCGCAACTGTATCGGGTGTTGATATTGAATCAATAAAACAAATAAGTTATATTGCTGTTGATGCAGGAGGAACATTAAACGAAACTGTTACGCAAGATGTAGTATTTGATCCAGCTGGTGCATCTGGTAGTGTTGTACTATCGCCAGTAAGATCTGTAATGACATTTGAAAGTAACGGAACAAATTGGCAGTGGGTATCAACAACCGCATATCCATAAAAACGATAAATAATATAAATGCTTAGGGGTTACACGAATGGCTTATCAAATAGACAGATATAACAATACATTATTAACAACAGTCGAAGACGGAACTGTTGATCAAACCACTGACCTAAAATTTATAGGTAAAAACTATGCAGGTTACGGTGAGATCCAGAATGAAAACTTCCTGTTTTTGCTAGAAAATTTTGCTGGAGCAAATCAGCCAGCAAGACCAATCAGCGGACAGATTTGGTTTGATACTGGAAATAGCAAATTAAAATTTTATGACGGCGCACAATGGCGAACAACAGGCGGCGCAGAAATTTCAACAGGCGAGCCAAGCGGACTTGCAGTAGGAGATTTTTGGTGGGATAGTGCAAACGATCAGCTTTATGTATACAACGGAACTAGCTTCATACTAATTGGCCCGCAGAATGCAGGCGAAGGCGTAACCCAAATGCAAAGTATGGAAGTTTTAGATACTACTAGTACTCCAAGAGGCATTATTGTAGCCATTATTGAAGATGAATATCTATTTATAACTAGCCCAAATGAATTTGACTTAAATGTAAGCGAAGTTAACTTAAGAGCTCAAGGATTTGATAGAATCAAAAAAGGTATTACCCTTAAAAATACAAAGGCAGCAACTAATGGTGTAACAAGTACTGATCACTATTTCTGGGGTACAGCGTCTAACGCAGCAAAATTAGGAGGTATTCCTGCTAGTGATTTTGTACAAATTTCACAAGGACAAAATACTGTCTTTACAGAATCAATTGAAATACCTGACTCTGGTGCCTTTGTTGGAGATAGTAATGATTTACACATAAAAATTGATACTAATGGATTTGATGGCGTAATTCAAAACGTTACAAATAATGGTGTAATTAAGTTTAAAACTACAGACAGCGGCGGCACATTAACCCACGTTGCAACAATAAACTCTACATCGCTTATTCCTGGAGCAGATGCAACATTTAATTTAGGTTCAGGTTCTGCAACATGGGCAAATGTATACGCTACATCATTTGTTGGTGAAGCTACTAAGGCAAATACACTTAGAGTAGGAACAAATTTCCGTAGTGCAAGTACAAGTGCAAATCCAGATACAGTTGCAGTTAGAGATGCGACAGGAACTATTGCAGCAAATTTATTTGACGGTACAGCAACAACAGCACGTTATGCTGACTTAGCAGAAAAATACAGCACAGGCGAAGAATTAGCACCAGGTACAGTAGTATGTGTGTGCAGACATGATGATCATGAAGTTGAAGCAGCTGGCAGAGGTTGTATAGCAATTGGTGTAGTGTCAACTCAGCCTGCTGTAATGATGAACAGTGATGCAGAAGGACAATACATTGGCTTAAAAGGACGCTTACCGGTTAGAGTAATTGGTCCAGTAAGCAAAGGTGATGCAGTATATGTAGACGAAAATGGTTGTGCAAGTACTGCAATTAATGGCGGATCAATGGTTGGAATTGCACTAGAAAGCAATCATGACGAGGGTGAAAAGTTAGTAGAATGTGTGCTAAAGGTATAAGGAATCGTCATGGCAGATATTACAGCAGCACGAATTAATAACTTACAATCTCGAGTAGAACTAATTTTAGGAACAGGCTCGGGACAAAACGGTTATGGACAAACACTGTCAAGTAATCAAGTATCTAGTGCGCCGGGTGATAATAATAATGTTATCACTGCCGAAGATTTAAACAACATCTATACTGATATTATTAAAGCAAGAGTCCACCAAGTTGGACCTGGCGATACTGGTATTGCTGAAGTAATACAAAATTTAAACGTAGTTGCAGAAGAAACTAGCTTTTTTGTAAATGATGATGGTGTATCAAGTACAGATCCAGACGGTGATAAAAAAGGTATTGCTGATTTTGAACGTTTAATGACTCAAGTAGAAGCTGATAAGAGGTTAATGGATAGCACACAAGCATCTTTAGAATATGGTATTGCTACTGCTAGAGCTTCAAATTGGAACGGTCTATTATATCATGAATTTACAGTTACTTTTTCGTCAGAAAATCACAGAAGATTCTTTTTTAACACAGGCGGAGAAATTAGATTTACAGCAAATGTAACTAACGCAGCAACGCCAAAAGGGTTAGATTGGACGCAGCTAACTTCGCAAGTTGGAATTATTAAATTTAAAGCAAACGAAACTTATCAAAAAATTGGTTCAAATGCAGATACGGTAACACAAGCAATTGGTAATTATGGTTTAACTAGTGCTTATCAAACAATCTACCAAAAAGTTGGCGCAGGAACATACAGTGGTATATATGCAGGCAACTTATACACTATTAAAGCTAGAAGTGATATAGCAAATAGAATTATTTTTAGAGTTGAATTTAACGATACTGTATTTGATAATAATATTGACAACAATGTAGACGGAAGACTTGAAAGTTTTGTTCAGCATTATAGAGCTGACTCAGACGTAGTTGTTCCTGCTCCTACTTATTTTAACGACCACGAGTTGGCATAATCCTATAGTAATTTATTAGAATTTTTTTCTAAATAAATACTATAATTAAAAAAGAGAGATGTAGATGCCAACTGTAATTCTAGCTAATAGATATAATACTCTTAGAGATCAAGTTAATTTGATTCTTGGTAGTTCAACATCTGTTACGCCTACATACGGTTATGGACAATCATTTACTACTCAAAGTGTTACTGGTACAGGATCAGTAACTGATCCTTTAGATGCTGATAAAATTTCAGCAGAAGATTACGAAAATCTTTATATTGATTTAATCCGTATTAGAGCACACCAATTAGGTGCTTCTAGTGTAACTATAAATCCCTTTGTTGTGGGCGACTACGATATAAATCTTGAAGATACTGATAAAGTTGAAGAAATTTATATGCAAGGTTTAGAGTCTCTTGCAACAGACATTGATACTGATAAATTTTTAGTTGATGCAACAACACAACTAAGTGTTTCTGCACTACTAGATTCTCAAAATGCAGTAATAACTAGTACAAGATATAATACAGTAAGTGGTAACTGGAATGGAACAATTAACCATATTTTCCAAGTTACTTTTGCAAGTGCAATTGCAAGACAAGAATTTTTTAATGCCGGCGGACAAATTAGATGTAGTGCAAATGTTGCATATACAGGATCTCAAGCTAAAACAGTTGACTGGCAAACTAGACTAAGTGCTATGGGTGCTATTTCGTTTAAAGCAAATGCAACTTCTAGTAGTACAGGCGCAGGAACAGGTTATAGTATAGGAAACTATCAACTTGGCTCTGCATATCAAAAAGTATACCGTCAAACAGGCGGCTCAGTTTATACTAGAAATGATTATGAATTATTTGCTAGAGAAGTTAATGCAACTACAATACAATTTAAAGCATCATTTACAGACGATGCACCAAATAATACAACATGGGGAATTGACGAAACTGTACTAGGAGACTTTAGTAGTATAGCAGAAGTTGCACTACCAAATGGACAAGTTAACATTAATGGAACTGATTATGACACTGTGGTTATTTCAACTCCGCCGGTTGGATCATTACTTACTCCTTTAGGTAATACAATTCCAGTTCCGCCAACTATTACAAGTTTTACAGCATTACCTAGCAGCATTTCAAGTGGAAGCAGTTCTACATTATCTTGGACTATATTAAATGGAACAAGTGCAAGTATCAACAGAGGCATCGGAACGGTTAATTCTTCTAGTGGAAGTACAGTTGTTGGTCCTACATCATCAACAACATACACTCTAACAGCTACAAACAGTGACGGAACAGACTCAGCAACAGCAACAGTTAGTGTTGTACAACCCCCTGTTATTAATTCGTTTGGCGGCGCAAGCTCTGCTACAATTGGAAGTAGTATAGGATTATCGTGGAATGTTAGTAATGCAACAACTTTGATACTTTCTGCAGATGACGGATCGCCATCAGTTACAGTTACAGGCGCAACAGGTACTGAAAATGTAACTATTTCAAACAACATTACATATACACTAACAGCATCAAACGCGGCAGGCACTGTAAGTGCAACTCACTACGTTGCAGCAACACAAGATCCTCCAACGCCTAGTATTAGTTTTAATGATAGTGGTGTTGACACAAGAAGTTCAACGTTACTTTCTTGGACTTCCGGCGGCGGCACAACAACTACAGTTACAGTAACTAACCATAACGGAACTACTATTTTTAGTAGTAACCTTACATCCGGCAACGAAACAATTACACCAACAGGAACAGGAACATACACAGCAAATATTACAACGTCTAACTCTTGGGGCAACGGATCGTATTCGACTACTTTTGAAGGAGTTCAAGCACCGTCAATATCATATGCTGCAAGTACAGTAGAAGTTAACAATAGTGTTACCTATTCGTGGAATGCTGGAGGATATACTAGTTCAATAGTTAGTATAATTGGTTCTAATGGCATTACGTACGGAGTACCAAATGGTACTGATTTAATAGGATCGGCTACGTCAACTCCGGCACTCACAGGCACATGGACTGTTAGAATTTCACCAAATGGATATCCTAATGGACTAACGTCAGTAAAAGGTGCAACATACGTAGAAGACACAATAGTAGTAACATCTCAGGCTTCTGTATTAACTGCCGCTAGTTGGGATCAAGCACAATATAATTCAGGTGACACAGCAACATTTAATTGGACACTTGATCCAAACGATACAAATGCATCAGTCGGATATTCTTTAGTAGGTAGTCCTATCAACAATACATCTGGTTCTAAAACAGGATCTAATAGTGTATCGATTACAGTCTCAGGCAGAGGCTCCATTGCAGGAGCAGCTAGTTATGACGGAGTTAATATAAACGATAGTGCTACTGTTATTGATATTCCCTCAATAGTATATTTTACAGCAGGATCAAGTTCTATCACATCAGGAGATAGTACAACACTAAGCTGGGTTGTACAATATGCTGATACTGTTACTATTGACCAAGGAATTGGATCAGTTAATGCTTCAAGTGGTGCTACAACAATATCTCCTACAACAAATACTACATATACGCTTACTGCAACTAACGGAGCAGGAAGTGTAACAACTTCACAAACTGTTAATGTTGGCTCAGCAGCACCATCACCGACTATGACTATTACAGCACCGTCATCGGCATATATAGGTGACCCATTTGATTTTAGTTGGTCGGCAACAAATGCAACATCTACAACTAGAGTAATAGTTGGTGTACTCGGAAATTCAATAACCTCTCCAGGAACAGCTACGTCAGGAACCCAAACAATTCCTGCGCAAAATTCTGTAGGTACGGTAGCAATATCCGGTACTGCTACTGGCGCAGGCGGAACTGTAGCAGCAAATACTGTTGAAACAACTATCGGATATAGACCAAACTCAGCTTCAATCACACCAAATCCTATTGGATTCACAGGTGCAGCAGGAACAGGGCAGTCTGATACATATACTATAGCAGTTTCGGGAACTCCAGGAGATACTGTAAATATAAGTTGGACTTACGATAGAGGCCCATTCACTGGAAACAATAACGTTATTTTAGACTCAAATGGAGAAGCTTCTGGATCTGGAGTACACACTGACTGGGGAACGTTTACATATGTATTTACGTTTGGAGTTGGATCTCCTAGTTCAATAACAGTTGTACAAACAATTAATCCACCTGCAGCAGACCCGCCGACTATTAGTTTATCACCAAGCAGCGGCGCAATTAATTCAGATAACTTTACACTTACATGGAATTCTTATGGTACTGGTACTGTTGCATCATTATATAAACCAAACGGCATCCTCCATGCACAATCTACAGACGCCACCGGTTCGGTTGTTGGACCGTTGAATGTTGTCGGTACATGGTCAGCATCTATATCTGACAGTGCAGGCAGTGATTCGGCTTCTACAACAGTTACATATGCTCCTAGTCTAACTATAAGTCCTAGCTCTGTAGAAGTTAACGAGCCATATACAGTATCATTAACAAACGCTGAACCAAACGGAACATACATCCTTACTGTATATGGCACATTGTATCCAGGTGGACAGCCATGGAGTACTTCAGGTACTAGCGTAACTTTTAATGCTGACTCGAGCGGAAACTATACCGTATCTAATCAAGTCCATACCGGTGAGATTGACTATTATATAACTTTATCAGGAACTAGTTCAATTGGCGGCTCTACAACATCAAACACACTACAAGTGAGATATCCTCCACCAAGCGGATCGATTCAAGTTTCGCCAAGTTCTGGTGTTGCGAATTCTACCACGTTTACAGTAGCATGGAGTTATTCAAATGCTAACAATGTTTATATTGAATATTTCAAAGACGGAGTATCTCAAGGTAGCTTCAGCCCAACGCTAAATCCGTCAAGTTTATCACAAACACTTAGTTCTGCAGGTACTTGGAGTTTTTCATTAATAGATGATAGCGGAACTTTAGCAACTGATAGTGTTCTAGTTACAGCAACACCACCGCCTACAGTCAGCGGACAGATATACTTTGATGCTAGTTCTTATCAAGAAGGTGATTCAGCAGTTGCAATTTGGTCAACATCAAATACAACTACTACAGTAACAGCATATATGTATCGTGATCTTAATACATTGGTTGTATCGGGTAATGGTACATCAGGTCAATTAGTATTTGATACAGCAGGTTACCCAGGCAGTTCACTTACAGCAGTACTAGCACACGGTACTGACACATTAGATACAGATAATGCAACAATTGATGCAGCAACAGGACCAACAATTGGTAGTATCGGCGGCTTGCCTGGTGTTGGTTATATTATAGTAACTAGCGGAAGTAGCTTTAGTATTACTCTCACAGCCTACGACACAGGTGGTAGTGCATTACCTAATGGAGTAGGAACGTGGAGCGAAAGCGGCGCAAATACTACACTTACTAGCGTTAATGGATCTCAAGTTACTGACGGCACTGTAACTGGAACTTGGAGAGCCGGTACAAAATCTCAAGGCTTTTACGAAAATTTAACAGTTACTTATACACACAACGATGGAAATTCAGTAAGTGCAAGTACCTTAATTTATTGGGCTTCTTAATCCTTGACATTTCTTAAATCCTGTGTTATTATAATATAAATGGCAAAGTCAGATTGACTTTAAAAATCTGCTCCACACAATATATAATACACACAGGAGAAATCTATGGATGAACGTTTAGAAAAAGCACTTGACTTTTCCAACTATATGACTACACTCAACAATCAAAAGCGTCTCCTCAAAGAAAAATACAATGACGATTTGATACATTTTTTTAGCGGCTGTCAATTTACCATAACTAGAGAACTTATAACCTTTTGTAGTACAATGTTGAATCTAGGACAAGATACAACGGTATTAATTGACGACAACGGCTTGCCTGCTTCTATTGATAACTTAGAAGATTTTTTAGAAGAAATTGTTGAAAAGTATTCTAGTGCATCTAACGATTATTATTCAGAATATAGTAATCTTAAGAAAAATAGAAAAGTGGAAAAATTAGTAGGATATGAGCAAGACTAAAGGTGTATTTTTAATAGCCAAAAATAATTCACAAATTGACTATGTTAAGCAGGCTGTTTTTTTAGCAAAAAGAATAAAAAAATATTTAAATTTACCTACTACAGTAGCAACAGATTGCGTTGACTATTTAAAAGGTTCTTTTGATTCTAGTATATTTGATACTGTAATTGAACTAGATTGGACAGATGGAACAAACTCTAGGCTGTTCCATGATGGTGCTATGTCTCAAAGAACTGCAAGTTTTAAGAATAGTAATCGTGCAAGTGTCTACGAACTTTCTCCTTATGACGAAACTATTATAATGGACACTGATTATGTTGTGTCTAACAATATGTTATCAAATGTATTTGATCTAGATGTAGATTTTGCTCTTTATAAAAATTCTAATGATATAGCAAAAGTTAGAAATGAAAATGAATTCAAATACATTACTGATTCTAGTGTAGATTTTTATTGGGCAACTGTTGTGTTTTTTAGAAAAACACCAACTAATAAAATATTCTTTGATTTAGTACAACACATAGAGCAAGAATGGACACATTACAAACGAACATACCAAATTAATTCTTCACTTTTTAGAAATGACTTTGCATTTAGTATTGCTATTCATATTATGAATGGTTTTGAATCAGGAAGTTTTGCATCTCAGTTACCGGGTTCTATGCTTTACACAACCGACAAAGATATCCTTTGGAAACTACAAGATGACGAAATGATGTTTTTAGTTGAAAAGAAAGATTATTTAGGAGAATACACTGCAATCAAAACCAAAGGACAAAACATTCATGTAATGAATAAATTTAGTTTAGGTAGAATTATTGATGAGGTACCTCTATGAGTAAAGGTATAGTTGTTCTAGCACAAAACGGCGAAACAGATTATGTAATGCAAGCATGTTTGTTAGCAATGAGTTTACAAACACACAATAAAGAAACTAAAATTTCAGTTATTACTGATGACGATGTTCCTTTAAATTACCAAAAGTTTTTTGATAACATTATTCCGATCCCTTTTGGAGACGCTGCTGAAGAAAGTGAATGGAAAGTAGAAAATCGTTGGAAAATCTATCATGCTAGTCCATATGATGAAACTATTGTAATGGATACTGATATGCTAGTTTTACAAAACATTGATAGATGGTGGGACTTCTTATCGAACTATGAGCTATTTTTTACAAACAAAGTACTAGACTATAGAGGAAACACTGCAAACACTAGTTATTATAGAAAAACATTTATTGATAATAATTTGCCTAATTTGTTTGCAGGATTTCATTACTTTAAAAAATCAGATTTTGCACAAGAATTTTATACATGGCTAGAACTTGTAATACAAAACTGGGAAGCATTTTACGAAAAAAATCTTACACCAGAAACTAGACCCAAACATGTAAGTATCGATGTTTGTGCAGCAATTGTTACTAAAATTTTAGACTGTGAAACTGAAATCACAAATTCTAAAACTAGTTTTCCAACATTTGTACATATGAAACCATATTGTCAAGGATGGGAACAAGTTAAATCAAGTTGGCAAGATAAGATACCAGTATATACGACAGAAAACTGCGAATTACAAATAGGCAACTATATACAATCAGGAATTTTTCATTATACAGAAAATAGTTTTATTGAAAAAACACCGGTTTTAAAAAGTTATAGGAGTTATAATGGCGTCTAATCTAGCTGAACTAATAACTAATTTAAAAGTAAAAGCAGCATCAAATGATGCATATGTGTATTATGACCAAGCAACTGGAAAAATACACAAAGTTAGTGGCACAAAAGAAGATAGCGAATATGATGTACTAGCTGTTCCTATATATGATGCTAAACCTATTTTAAATGGTGAGTCAAATATTGACGAATATACAGTAATTTACGACATAGTCGAAAAGCAAACTCGTTTGAAAAAAATAAATGCTGAACTAGCAGCAAATTCTCTTGGTAATTTTTGTTACGAACTTCCTAAGATTGAGTTTTCAAATATAAATCCGTTATACAAGTTTATAAAAGAGTATAAAGGTATTGATGTTTTTATTTGGAAACAAGGAGAAAAATATAACAAAGGTAATTTTGTATGGTTTGACAATAATGTTTACATTTTAAATGTAGATGTAAAGGCTGCTTCTAGTTTAGAAAATATCAGTAGAATATATATTAAAGATGTATATATTCCAGACGTACCTACACCTACGCACGAAATTAATACTGGTAAAATGATTGTTAAAGAACAGCAGTATGTAGGAGTAAATGTTGATGTTTGGTACGACGATGTTGAACACTACGAAGGTCAGCATATTTTTATAAACAACAAAGTTTATAAAATTAAAAAGAATCAACGCAAAGGTAGTAAGTTTAGAACAAACAATGCTACTTTAGTCGAAAAAAATGTAAAGTTATATGATGACGAAAACAAAGACTTAGAATTTGAAAATGTTGATAATTATGAACTATTTTTAGATAATAATAGTCTTTATATGTTTGTCGAAAAAGATAGCACTACTGAATTTGAAAATTACTCAACTGATAGAATAACACAATTTTATTATACCTCTAACAACAATATTGTACACGGGGAAAATTTAAAAGATAATGTTAAATTTACAAACATTGAAGAACTTAAAAACGGAAGTTTAGTTTTATTAGAAAGACAATTATATAGAATACAGTCGGCTATAGATGTAGATATTGTACTAACACAAAATAAAATAAACAAAAAGTGGAACATTGCACTTCATCCATTAACTAAAAAGTTTTTAAAAACTTCATTTGCTAATTCTAATTCTATGCTTTATTTTAGTGTAACTTCTCCTAGCAATCCTAATGTTTTGTATAGAAGTTTGTCTTTTAAACTAAAAGAAATATTGGAATCTACAGTTTCTTTTGATTTTGAATCAGACTATGAAACTGATGAAGTAAGCGTATATACATCAAAGTATTTTAATCATTATACACATGAGGTACTTGAGTAATGTCAAAAATTTTTAAACCTATTGACTACGACATAATTTATCTAAGTTATGATGAACCAAATGCAGAAAAAAATTACGCAGACTTGTGTTCAAAAGTGCCCTGGGCAAAGCGTGTACACGGAGTAAAAGGTTCAGATGCTGCACACAAGGCTTGTGCTGAATTATCAGAAACTGAGCGGTTTATTACTGTTGACGGCGACAATAGGATTAGGGAAGATTTTTTAAACCAAGAAATTGATTTTAACGAACACATGGATTTAGAAAATGCTGTAATAAGTTGGTGCGGCAGAAACGAAATCAACGGGTTGCGTTATGGCAATGGTGGACTTAAATGTTGGCCTAAACAATATGTTTTACGTATGCGTACTCATGAAAATGCAGATCCAAATAATGCTCATGCCCAAGTAGACTTTTGTTGGGACGCTCATTACATACAAATGAACAGTACATATTCTGATGTATATAATAATGAAACACCTGCACAGGCTTGGAGAGCAGGATTTAGAGAAGGAGTAAAACTTGCCACTGATCGTGGTGTAAGAATTGCTAAAGAAGAATTTAAAAATAATCATTGGCGTTGCCTACATTGGCTGTACATTTGGAGTATGGTAGGTTCTGATGTTACTAACGGGCTTTGGGCTATATATGGTGCTAGAGAAGGGTTATATAAAACTATGTGTACAGACTGGGATTATGTTAATGTTCGTGACTTTGAATATCTTAATAATTATTGGGATAATACTGTTTCAAAGAAAATCACCAATGATACATTATTAGAAGAAACTGTAGTATTAGGACAGCAACTAGTAAGTGAGCTCAAATTACCTATAGCAGCAGCACCACTTGATAAAGATCAAAGTAAATTTTTTAAAGAAGTATATGAACATCCTGCTAGAACAGACCATCAAAGATTTATAGAAAAGTTGTAATATGATTCCAATTTATGTAGACATAAAACCTCGAAAAAATAAACTTCCTTATGTTAACGGATTTACTAAAAAGTTATACCGGAAGCATACAGCTAATCCTCAAGTGGATTTAGTAGACACAACACATCTTTATGCAGTGTTTGGTAATGATTTTGAACTTGTTTATAAACCTATTTCTAAAATACCCAAGCGTAATAAGTTTACAAAAAAAGCACCAAAATTTTATTATCCAATACCACTTAGTCTTTGGTCAATAGAAACTGTATTTGATCAAGTTGAGATAGAACCTGAAATTATTGAACAAATTAAAAAAGGTAATTGTAAAATATTGCTTCTTTGTCCATTTGAAGGATGGACATGGACTTGGTGGGATAGTCTTTTAGACATATTAAAATCTAAATATGACCTAAAAGAAAAACATGTTGTTTTTTTATCAGGAAATTATAATCCTCATCCTACTGTAAAAACAGTAACTTTTAATACTTGGGAACGGCAAATATACGGAAACTATAACGGAGATACACACTATAACACATTTATGAATGCTGTAGAGCGTCCTCGAACACATAAATTTATATGTTTAAATAGAAGACCTTCGATACATAGATATGCAACAGTAACGAGTTTATTTGATGTAAAAAAACAAGGAATTTTAACCTGTGCTAAGTCTGCAGGATACGGCAAAGATTATACTGATTGGGTTGAAGATTGTTTTTACCAAGACTATCCAGATCTAAAAGAAAAATATATCAACGAAGTAAAGCCGTTAATTCCGTTAACATACAATGATGGAATAAATCCTGAAGTTCAAAATCCTGCATCAAACGAATGGGGAAAAATAAGAAAATATTATGATAGTTATTTGTATATTGTAACAGAAACATTTTTTGAAAACAAAGCTCAAGGACAAGATACTTTATTTTTAAGTGAAAAAATGTTTAAGCCTATTGTTTTTATGCAACCTTTTGTTGCAATTGCTCGCCCTGGAACAGTAAAATTACTTAAAGAGTTAGGCTATAAAACATTTGGAGACTATATAGACGAATCCTACGACGATGTACTAGACGATAAAACAAGACTAAAAATGGCTATTACTAGTATAAACACTTTTATAAGCAGGACTCATGAAGAATTAAACAAACTTATGATAGAAATGAAACCTATATTTGAACATAATTATAGATTGCTAAAAGAAAGACACGATGTTACAATATATAAAAATCTCAAAGAAGATTTAATGAATGCACTTATGGAATAGATAATGACAAAACCACTTTTTGATAGATTAAAATCCACAGAAAAATTTTGTATAATGCCGTGGATACATTGTGCAACACAAACAAACGGCGCAGTGCAACTATGTTGTGTTGCTTCTCCTATACACGAATTAAATCTTAATAATATGACTTGGGAAGAAATTTGGAATAGTCCGCAATACAAAGAAGTTCGCAAAAAGATGCTCAACAATGAACCTGTCAAGTACTGTAATAGTTGTTATAAAGAAGAAGCTGCTGGAGTCAGAAGTCATAGACAGAACGAAAACGATGTTTGGGCAAATCAATGGAGCCCTATAAAAATAAATGAACTAAGACAAATTGTTGCAGAAACAAATGAAGACGGTTCTATAGATAGCGGCATTGTTAGTGTTGATTTTAGATTAGGCAATACTTGTAATTTACAGTGTATAATGTGTAGACCACATGATAGCAGTAAATGGCTTAATCATTCTAAAATACTTGCAAAAAATTTAACTAGTGAAGCTAAGTGGGATTGGGAACATAAAAGTAATATTGTTGTTGAACAGTTCGAATGGTATAGAAACCAAGCGTTTTGGGATAGCTTTTATAAAGATGTACATAATATTAGAGATCTTATTTTTGCAGGAGGAGAGCCTCTACTAATTAAACAACACAAAGACTTAATAAAATATCTTGTAGAAATTGATCATGCTAAAAATGTAGAAATACGTTATCATACAAATGCCACTGTTGTAGACGAAGAATTGTTAGAGCTTTGGACTCACTTTAAGAAAACACACATTATGGTAAGTTTAGATGCGCACGAAGATTTAAATTCTTATATTAGATATCCTTCAAAGTGGGATGAAGTAGTAAAGAATTTAAAAACATTTGATAATACTACTGGCGGCGACATTATTGTAGACATTAACACTACTGTTCAGGCACTTAACATCTATTGGCTACCAGAATTTGCTGAATGGCTTTGGTCGCAAAACTTTAAAAAAATAGGAAAAAGAACAAGACGTAACGGACTATTTCACGCTGCTACACTACATTGGCCTCAATATCTTTGTACAAAGGTTTTATCTGCTGAATCAAAAAAACGAGTAGAAGAAAAGTTAAGAAACTTTATGGCAAAATATCCAGACAACAGCGAAGTACAACAATGGAGCGGATTAATAGATTTTATGAATAGTGAAGACTGGAGTGATAAGTTAGACCAAACACTTGATTATTTAAAAACCTTAGACAATATGCGTCCTGTTAAATTTCCAGAAATTTATGAGTTAATATAATGTGGAAAGCATCAAAGTATCACAGAGCTTTAATTTTTGGAGACAGCTGGGGTAGAGGCGCTTGGACAACGCCTGACGGATCTTTTATCGACAATGGCGACAATTATTTCAGCGAAAAACTATTAGAATATTTTTCAGAAATTGAAAATTTTTCTCAAGGCGGCGTAAGTAATGAATTTATATTAGAATCCTTAAGAGGTGTATTAGAATCTTACACTGTAAAATCTTTTAGAAAACCTAAAACTTGTATATTAGTAATACAAACAGAACCAATGAGAAGTGTTATATCTAAGATAAATCATAATACAGCTAATTTTAGTCACATATTTAAAAATGGCAATTATAAAGAATTTAATAAAACTTTAATAGATCTTTTTTACTATAACTTAAACGAAATCGGAAAAACATATAAAACTAAAATAAATTTAATTGGCGGATGTAGCGACATTGATTTAAGTTTAACAAAACAATATCCTTATTTGAATGTTTTGTGTGAGTCGTTTTATAACCTACTAAGAGATCCTAGTTATAAGAGCAGTATTTTTTCAGCAACTTATGATTACGAAAAATCAATACCAACGTACAGCCAAGATAATAGTGTAGTAATCACAGGTTCTGGACAAAAACTAAGATTACAACGCAAATTTCAAGGAGATGTATTTGGATATGATACAGATAACCATCCTTCTAGGAAAGGTATTGATCTTTGGACACAACAAATTCTTCACAATCTAAAATAAATTAAAAATACTTAGATAACTATAAAAATATAAGAGGAAAAAATATGAACGTAGCAATGATAGGATGCGGAAAATTAGGATTACCTTGTGCAGAGGTTATGAGTCATCATTACAATGTTGTTGGATATGATGTTGTAAAGGATCCTAGTGCAAAAATTCCGTTATTAAATACCGTTGAAGAAGCAGTTCAAAATGCAGATTTAATTTTTGTAGCTGTGCCAACTCCGCACAGTGAAGAATACGGTGGAAGTAAACCTATTGCTAACTTACCTACAAAAGATTTTGATTACAGTATTGTCCAAGATGTTCTAACTGAAATTAACAAATATGTAACACAACAGCAATTGGTTGTTCTTATTAGTACAGTTTTACCAGGCACAGTTAGAGAACATTTACGTCCTTGTATTACAAATGCAAGATTTATCTATAATCCTTATTTAATTGCTATGGGATCAGTCAAATGGGATATGGTAAATCCTGAATGTTTAATTATTGGAACGGATGATGGTTCAGAAACAGGCGATGCAAAAATACTTACAGATTTTTATCAGCCGCTAATGGAAAACAATCCAATTGTAAATATTGGAACATGGGACGAAGCAGAAGCAATTAAAGTTTTTTATAATACATTTATTAGTGCTAAAATTGGTTTAGTTAATATGATTCAAGACGTTGCTGAACGTAATGGTAATATAAACGTTGATGTAGTTACAGATGCACTTAAAAAAGCAACACAACGTATTACAGGTCCTCGTTATTTAACTGCTGGTTTAGGTGATGCAGGTGCATGTCATCCTAGAGACAACATTGCACTAAGATATCTAGCAGAAAAACTAGATTTAGGTTATGATTTATTCCATGCTATTATGCATAGTAGAGATATGCAAGCAAAAAACATGGCTGAAAAATTAATATCTATCGCACAAGAAAAGAATCTGCCTGTAGTAATTCATGGCAGAGCATATAAGCCTTACGTACCGTACACTATAGGAAGTTATAGTGAATTAGTCGGACACTTTGTAGAAGCCGCAGGCGTAAAATTAACATATGCAGATCCTCTTACAGGAGATACAACTGTTGATGATGAACCTGCTGTAGTATTAATGGCACATAATGCTAAAGTAACTTATTCAGGCACAGGAGTTAGTGTTACTGATGATGAAATGTACTTCACTCCTACAACAGGTAGTGTAATTGTTGATCCTTGGAGGACTATGCCAAAACTAGAAGGTATAGAAGTTGTTCATTATGGCAACACTAGAAAAACATAAACATGTACGATATAGTCTTTATAAGTTATAATGAACGTTATGCAGACACAAATTACGAAAAACTAAAAAAACGGTTTCCTGTTGCTAAACGTATTAACGGAGTAAAAGGAATACACCAAGCCCATATTGCTGCTGCTAAAAAATGCCTAACAAAAATGGTTTGGATAGTAGACGCTGATGCTCTCATTGTAGACAACTTTAATTTTGATTATGTAGTTCCAGACTGGGATTTAGATACTGTACACGTATGGCGCAGTCAAAATCCTGTTAACGATTTAATTTACGGCTATGGCGGAGTAAAGTTATTACCTCGTAAATTAACAATTAATATGGATACTAGTAAAACTGATATGACAACTAGTATAAGCGATAAGTTTAAAGTAGTTGAACAAATATCAAATTATACCTCCTTTAATACAGACCCTTATAGTTCTTGGCGTAGTGCATTTAGAGAATGTGTTAAATTGTCGTCAAAAGTAATTGAAGGACAAGTAAGCGAAGAAACAGAATCTAGATTAAAAATTTGGTGTAGTGTAGGCGAAGAACGTAAAAATGGTAAATGGGCAATTAGCGGAGCACTAGCTGGAAAAGAATACGGTACAGTAAATTCTAATAATGATGCTGCGTTAAAACTTATAAATGACTTTGACTGGCTAGAGGAACAATTTAATGCAGCCAGTATATAAGATAAAACAAGTTCACATTGAACTAACAGATAAGTGTCAAGCACAATGTCCAATGTGTGCTAGAAATTTTAATGGTGGCAAAACTCGTCCTTTTATACGTAATGGCGATATTAGTATTGAACAATTTAAAGAATGGTTTCCTAAACACTTTTTAGCACAACTAGATAATTTTTACAGTTGCGGCAACTACGGTGATCCTGCATTTGCAAAAGATTGTTTAGAAATTTATTCTTATGTTCGAGAGTGCAATCCAACTGCTAGACTTGCAATACATACTAACGGAGGTATGCGTAATACAGAATGGTGGCGCAAACTTGCAAAACAAAATGTCGAAGTTATATTTGCTGTAGACGGCTTTAAGGGTAAGCATGAACTATATCGTAAAAATACAAAGTTTGATAAAGTAATTGAAAATTTACGTGCATTTGTTGATGCAGGAGGAAAAGCAAGAGTAGATAGTCTTGTGTTTGCACATAACGAACATGACGTAGAAGAACTTGAAAAATATATATTAAATTTAGGTGTTGAAAAAATTAATTTTATTAGTACTTCGAGATTTTATAATATAGATAAATTTGAAGTACACAACGATAATGGTGAAGTAATATATTATTTAGAACCTGCACAGCGTTCAAAATTTAAAAAAACTCCTAATTTAGAGTTAGATAAACTAGTTGATAAAAATATTAGAGAAAACGTTTTATCTAATGCAACAATTAACCCGTTATGTCAGACAGACCAAAGTGTTTATATAGATCCTTACGGAAATATTTTTCCGTGTTGTTGGTTAGGAAGTGATTATCTAGAAAACCATATTGAAGAAAAATTACCAATACATACTTTGCGTAATTTAGCAGTAGACAATACAAAGGAAATAATACAACGAGTTGGTTTACCAAATTGTCAAGACGGTGTTTTGCATACTGATAAAATATTATTTAAGTTATTACCAGAGTACTGGCAAGGAAAAAATAAGTGCATGACTTGTGTTAAGTCGTGTTCAAAAAGTGTATACGATCAAAGAAAATGAACAATAATTTTCAAGACATACCGTGGGATAATATTACAGAGTTTGGGCAGAAAACCCTCCTAAAGAGCCATCTTTTTACAGTTTCGTGGATTCTGGCTAGATTTTGTAATTATAACTGCTCATATTGCTGGCCATACGCTAGATCTAGTACCCCAGACCACCAAGATTTAAAAATTTACTTAAACACCCTTGACAGCATCAAAGCACAGGCTCGTGCAAATGGTTTTACAGATTTCCACTTCAGTTTTAGCGGTGGTGAACCAACAGCCTATAAATACTTTGGGGAGATCATAGATCATTACTGTAGTGATACAGCACCCGGGTATCAGAGTATACACATGACTACAAATCTTTCGCCAGGAAGCAAATGGTGGAGTAAATGGTTAGACAATACTAAAACTCTAGAGCGTAGGAGTATAACAGCAAGTTACCACGCAGAGTTTGCAAAAGAACAGGAGTTTGGAGACAAGTGCCTCCAGTTAATGAACGATGAAACGTTTGTCACAATCAATCAAGTTATGGTTCCAGAAATGTTTGACGAATTATACGAACGCTGTGAGCGGTTTGCCGATAGAGGTATCAATGTCACACTTAAACCCCAGTCCGATCCTACTGCATCCTATGTTGTATCTGGATACACAACTGAACAAATTGGAAGAATGCAAACAGGATTCCCACAACAAATCCCAGATAGATACAAAAAGTTAATTCCTTTGTTACAAGTTGAACTCTTAGACAGTAAAGGAAATACATATTATATAGATCAAGCAGAAAGATTTAATGCGTTTGGATTTAATAAGTTTCAAGGATGGACTTGTAATGCAGGCTATCAAGGTATTGTAATACGTGAAAATGAAGTTAAACGTAGCTATAGTTGCCATGATGAGCCAATTGGAACACTTAGTGAAGGATTTGAAATATTTAAAGAACCGCGTAAATGTATTACTCCAACATGTGTTAGTAGTGCAGATTCAAAATTGCCAAAGGTAAAAAATGAAAGTTGACATACAGGACATATTATTTTGGATGGACGCAATTCGAAACAGCGAAGACAGATACCGTACCTTAGAAAGTTTTTGGAAAGGTCAAATAAATTCAAAAATATGGCTTATAGAAAAATTACAAGAACATATAGAACTTGATGATAATTCTATTGAAATATGTGCAGGTTGGAATGGTGTACTTGCTAGTTTACTTTTTAATAGTAACATTCCTATCACTACAATCAGTAGTATTGATATAGACCCTGAATGTGAAGAAGTTGCAAATACTATAAACAAAAGATATCACATTGATGGTAAGTTTCAAGCTATTACTGCTGACATGTCTAAATATTACTATGGTGCGGATATTATTATTAATACAAGTTGCGAACATTTAACGCAAGAACAGTATGAAGCATGGTTAGATTTAGTACCAGCAGATTCGTTGATTGTATTACAAAGTAATAATTTTACTGATATTGAAGAACACATTAGATGTGCGTTTGATATTGATGATTTTGTAAGAATGAGTAAAATAAATCCTATATACAAAGATACATTATCTTTGCCTTTGTATAATAGATACATGATAATTGGAAAAAGAAGCAGCTAATGGCAATAGAAAAATATAAAAAACAGCTTGAAGATATAACAGGCTCACCAACATTTTGTATTTTGCCGTGGATACATTTAGCCACTCGCCCTAACGGCGATATGAGATTGTGTTGTACATCAAATGCTAGTGGAGCAGGTTTTGATCATAAAATTGGATTGGTTAAAAATGAGGACGGAGAACCTGCTAACTTTGCACACACTGCTCCGTTAGAAGCATTTAATAACAAGTATATGTGTAGTGTTCGTAAAACTATGCTAGAAGGTAATATACCAGCAAGTTGTACAGGATGTTTTAAAGAAGAAGATCAAGGAATTGTAAGTAAACGTATTTGGGAAACAGGCTTTTGGATACAAGATGAAGGTTTAGATGTTGAAGAATTAATACAACAAACAGAAGAAGATGGTACTGTTCCTAGTCGTTTACAATATTTAGATTTACGCTTAGGACATACTTGTAATATTAAGTGTGTAATGTGTTCACCTCATGATAGTAGCAAATGGGTAGGTGATTGGAAAAAACTTATACCAGTGCTCCAAGACCCCGAAGTTAAAAATCAAATGACTTGGGACAAAAAGGGGTTTAACAACAAATGGTATGAAGAAGGAAAATTTTGGGACGAGTTGTATGAACAAATACCTAATCTAAAGCAAGTGTACTTTGCAGGCGGCGAACCGTTAATGATTAAAGAACATAAAACTTTTTTAGAAGAAATCATACGTCAAGGCTATGCGCAAAACATATTACTTCGATATAACTCAAATGGTATACTTGTTGATGAAGAATTAATTAATATTTGGAGTAAATTCAAAAAGGTAAAATTTGCTGTAAGTATAGATGCTTGTTTTGAAAGAGACGAGTATATAAGATATCCAACAAGTTTTAAAGATGTAGAACGCACACTGCACTTACTTGATAATACGCCTGATAATATTCATGTTAGCATAGCAACAGCTATACAAATTTTTAATATAAAACATATACCTGATTTTATAAAATGGAAAGTAAACAGTAATTTTAAAAAAATGAATATAGGAACTATTGACGGACACGTAATGGGCGGCGGACTAGTTAATGCACACCTAGTACATATTCCAACATTTCTTAATATTTCAATACTTCCAGAAAAGGATAAACAAGAAGTACAACAAAAATTTGATGAACTAAAACAATGGTTGTGGGACAATTATACTCAAGATGATGATTTTTGGGTTAAAAATCCAAAAGGTTGGAATCAGTGGGAAGGCATTTTAAATTATATGCACAAATATGACAACAGCCGGTTGTTATCAGGTTTTAAAGAATATGTAAACAAACTAGACAATATACGAGGTTTATCAGCTTCAAGTATTTTTCCAGAGTTAGAGCATTTGCTATGAAAGACATAATTAGAATAGAATCAAATATACCTAAAGATATTTTAAGGATAGAATTATTTTTAAGTAATATTTGTAACTATAATTGCTGGTATTGTTTTCCAGGATATCACGAAGGTGATACACCATGGCCTAAGTTTGAAAGAATAAAAGATAATCTTAGTCATATTATTGATTATTATAAAAGTAATGGAAATAAACGTGAAATACATCTACATATAATCGGCGGTGAACCTACATTATGGAGAGAGTTTGGCACTTTTGTAAAATATTTTAGCGAAGAACATAAGTGTGTTATTAGTATGAGTTCTAATGGAAGTAGAACTATACGATGGTGGAACGAGTATGGCGATTATGTTGACCATACTATGTTAAGTTGTCATCACGAAAGAGTTGATCCTGCACACATTGCAGAAGTTGGTGATATTTTATACACTAAAAATAAAACTGTGAATGGAATGGTATTAATGGATCCAACTGTTTGGGACAAATGCGTTTCTATAGTTGAAGCACTTAAGAAAAGCAAATATGAATGGCCAATTACTGCACTTGAAGTACACAATGATAAACAAAAATATACACAAGAACAAAAAGACTATCTTAGCAATTCTTTAAAGCGTTGGCCTAACAAAGAATATTGGCTCGGTGCTGAGAAGTTACCTAGAAATAATCCTACAGTAATTTTTTCTGATAAAACAGAACAAGAAGTTCCACGTAACTGGCTATCGCTAAACAATAAAAATATTTTTACAGGTTGGGAATGTAATATTGGAATAGATACTTTCTTTATTGATAAAACTGGTGATATTAGAGGAGGCTGTGGACAACCAATTTATAATTTAGATACATGCTATAACATTTATGATGAAGATTTTATTAACAAGTTTGCTCCAACAATAATACCTACTATTTGCAGGAAACAAGGAGTGTGTGATTGTCAACCAGAAACAAATGCTAGGAAACAACGTTTACTTTAGTCAACGGAATGTCTGCTGCACAGGTACACCATTTACGTGTACAAACAATTGGTTCTTTTGGTATTTCAAAACTACCGTCGTAAATATTGCCTAAGCTCCCACCTACTCTACATGTAGCACGATGTACTTCACCGTCCCAGTTAATCATTAGACTTTCTAGCCCTGCATTACAAGTCCAATTTTCAAATTGATTCCATTTGTACTTAATAATATCATTAGCATGTACTTTGTGTTCCCCGTCGATAACACAATTTGCTTTAACAGTTGAAGTTTTACTAAGTATCCATTCTAGGTCTTTTTCTTTATAACGCATATCGTCAAAGTAATCTCTGTCATCTGCTTTAGTCCAGCGTATACGTCTAGTTACATACGGAACATGATGAGAATCTAACAAAATAGCAGCAGCCTTTACATCTTCCATATATTCATGATGACACATTAAGTTTACTTGAAATTTAGTATCCTTACTCTCCATATCAAGCAACTGTGTATATCTAACAACATTTTCTGTTGCTCTTATAGAATGTTCATTGTCAAAATGTAAACTAAACACCCATTGGTCCACAGGCTGTTTAATATACCATTCGGGGGAACGTAATGCATTAGTTGTAACACTTAGCCATTGTAGTCTAGCACTAGCACATTCTAATATATCATTAATTTTAGGATGCACAGTAGGTTCACCGCCAGTTAAACTTAAACGTATAGGTTTGTTTATTTTTTCTAATTCGTATATTGTGTTAACCATAACATCTAAGTCAGTGTGTGGTGAAAAATTGTCGTGTATTTCAGCAGGACAATACGCACAGTCTAGGTTACAGCGTTTACCAATATTCCATTCAACATGTATACTATCTTGATGACCCCATCTACTTTCTATTCTATACATACGGAGCAAACTCCGGGTTTACAGTAAGAAAATCTTGATTACGTGTTTTATCTAGCGCACGATTAAAATTTACACAATCTTGCCAATGGGTAGGATGCATGTCTTTTGCTTCTAAGAAATTTATATTATCTTGTATTTGTTGTAGTGTAACTTGCTTTATTATATCATACTCTTTAACTAAACTATAGCCTAATACTTTGTGTTTCATTTGTTCAAGATTATTAATTACAATTGTTTTTAAAAAGTTTGGAATAACTTGAGCAGATAGTGCCATGGGATAGTTTACACGATGCGAGTAAAAAACAATACCCATTTCTTCTAAAAAGTATTCTATTACTTTGTCAATCTGCATAATATTGTTTGCTTGTACAGTAAACGCACCTACTACACGACTTACATTAGGAAATGACTTAAACACTTTGATGTTTTCTTCTATTTCGCTAAACTTACCATTGCCTCTAATGTACTCGTAGACATCGTGTATACCGTCTATACTTACGTTTACAGCGATTGATTTAAACTTAGGCCAATAGTCGTGTATAGTGCGTCCCCCTTTTATACCTAGCGTAGTACCGTTTGTAGCATACTTTAGTTCTATGTTTTCGCCGTAAGGTGCTAACATGTCAAGTATCTTGTAATGATAAGGATCCATCAAAGGTTCCCCACCCGCAAATTCTACTCTGCGGAAGTGCGGCAATAGTTTAGTAAAGGATGCCCACCAGTTTTCACTGTTGTCAAACGGTCCAATATATTTTCCAGGTGTGTCTGTAAGTTTGTCTATAATTGGAATAAGAATATTATTCTCTTTTTCGTAAAAAGGTTTTACCTCACTCCAGTCTTTCCATTGTGTACTATCTAAAGGATTGCACATACGACATTTGAGGTTACAGAGATTATTGAGCTTAATTTCCATAGTAGGAAGCTCAAATGGCATTGTATAATTGTCGTCTAGTGCGTCTAGTGCATCTGGATACAAGTTTATACGTGCTTCTGGTATAACCCCTGCTATATGACGCTGTCGTAAGCTCTGTACGCCCTGATCTTCTAGGTCAAAGCACGGCTTACAAACTTCTGGACGCTCGTTATTTAATACTTGCCTGCGTACTTCTCGCATGGTATCGTTGTTCCATGCTTCTTCTAGAGTTTCATTTTGTATAAATCCAATAGGAGCACTACGGCAACAAACCTTAATTGCTCCGTCTTCTCGTGTAGCAAGCCCTGTAAACGGGTGCATACAAAATGTACACGATTTATTTTTCATTTAATACCTTAACTATATTCTTACTAGTAGCTTTATGAGATCGTATACCAGGATGTAAATTATCTGTCCCTTTGTCTAACAAAACCATACCATCTTTGCAAAAATTTGAAATTTCTAATCCTTTAATTGTGCATTTAGACAACTCGTGTATAGAAAATGGATAGTGTAAATATTTTAAATTTTTTGATCTTAAAAAAAGATCTGCATGATGAATACACAACCAACTTTTTGTATTATAATCTGTTTTGTTCATCATTTTTTGCCAAGATTTATCTTTTTTTGAAGCATTAAATCTTTTTCTTAATGACTTAAATCTAGCACCCCATTTACTAAAAATTAAATCTCTATGTGTATGTGTCCACATAATTACAATAATATCTGTTGGTTTATAATCAAATGTTAAAATCTCATATAATATTTCTGTGTTACTAGCAGAAGGTTCTCCTTTGTTTATTAACTCTAAGTTTAATTCTTCAGCTACTAAAACTGGCCATGATAATTTGCTTGGAAAAAGACCATCTCCAGGTAACCCGGCTCCCCAAGTGTAAGAACAACCAAAGGTAATTAATCTTGACATTTGTTAATAGCCCATTCTCTTTCTTTACACCAAAAACATTCTCCGCAAGTGGGTACATTTTTACCCGGAGTCCATGTAGTATAATCTAATCCTTCAAACTCGCCTTCGCAACTTCGAGTTAAATTTAATAAATCTTCTATTTTATTTTCATAGTACTGTTTTATAATCCAGTCTTTACTAGTATACACGAAAGGATGATAAATGTCAACTCCCATATGTTCCATATGTACAGGTAACGTACCTTCGTCTCTTTCAGATAATGCTCCGGGTATTTCTATGTCTGGATTTTTATTTACTCCTGCAAACCAAGCATCTAATTTGTGTTCGTGTGCAATATATTCATTATGCGCCCTAAGTATAATTCTATTACCAGGTTTAATTTTACCGTATTCGTCTTTTATATTTGTAGTATGCGGTTCTTCCATTTCTGGAGGAATAAATCCTTCAATGTGATGTATTGTGTGCGGAAAATTAAATTTAAACCAACGTACTACTTGTCTTGCAATATATCCTTGCCAAGGTCTCGACTTCCACATACGTATTTGTGTAGTAAAAAATATTTCGGCATTAGTTTGTTTTAAGATAAGGTATGCTAATAAAGCACTATCTGCTCCTCCACTAAGACTAATTCCAATTCTCTGCCATTTTGGATTTAAGTATAAATTCATATTTTTTGTAAAACTCTTTCTATAAACTCTATAGGATAATTATTTCTAAAACTATTCCAGCATAATTTATCCATAGTTTCGAATGTCTGCGGAGTATTCCACTCAATACCTAAAGTTTCTAAATGCTCTCGCATTTTATCTTGACGTGTACTGTATATGTGACTTTCTACATCTGCAATACTAAAGTTAGGTTCGGTGTTATGGTATGTAAAAAAGTAATTAATACTTTTTAGTTTTCCATCTATTACAAAATAACTTGAAGGATGCATTGAATATTTGTGAAGGCCTAAACTTTTATGTGCATTAATTATTTCGATCATTTGATCTTGCCAGTCCGGTAACACATTATCATAATTTTCTGTTAAGCAACCTGCACGATTCCAAAAATCTTTTCCGTCAATTTCTAAATAAATTTTACGGTTTGTAGTATCAATCTCTTTTATTTTAGGAACAAGCTCGGGAAAATTTTCAGTCATTAGAGTTAAGTATTTTACTTCTCTATCAAATTTTTCTTGCATTAGACTAGGATCAACTACTTGATTTTGTCCTTTATGGTATTCTCCGTCATTATAATACCATTGTACAAATGTAGTCAAATTAGAATCAACAAGACTTGTATAAATTAAATTGTTTCTACAGAGTCCAGTTCCGGGTATGTCGTTAAAATAATACTCAAACTTAGTATTCATACTACTACTTACCGCATAAGTAGTTATATGATAAGAGGAATTGGCGGAAAACCGTATATTAACTTAGATCCTTACTTAGACATAGAAGGATTCAAAAATTTGCATCCTGAAATATGTCGAGGATTTGCACTAGCACGAGATTATGCAAAAGAAGGCACGTGGATGGCACCCGGGTTTGATTGGAAAGATTGTAGTTACACTATTAATTGGAAGCCTATATACAAGGCATGGGAAGAATATCAAGCATTACCAGACGATAATCCTATTAAGATAGAAGGCAATAAAATATTACCTACTAATTTTGGTGACTATAAACAACGAAATATTTTTACACGTTATTTAAAAGCTACTCTAGATGCTAACGATCCTTACATATATTATTTTTTATGGAATGAAGGCGATTGGAACGAACGCAATGCCGAACGTCAAAAAACAGAAGAAAGCTCATATTTTCCAGGAGCAGTTAAATGGGTAGAAAATTTAGTTACAGAAGGTGTTATTGATCAAATAGGACGTGTGATATTTTTTCATTGTGATCATAACGGAAGAGCATTTGAACACAGAGATTTAGATGCAAACAATGGCGTCATGGACGATAAACAATATAGTCCGCACAACAACGAATTTATACACATACGCTATCGTACAAAAAGAGGATTTTATATATGGGATCCAGAAACACAAAACAAGCACTATCTAAATTGTCATGCAGGTTTTTGGAATGACCAAGATTGGCATGGAGGTGAAGAATCTAAAGAAATTGAATACGGTATGCGAGTTGATTGTAAGTTTACACCAGAGTTTAGAAAAGTACTTGGTATAAATACTTTAGAATTTTATTAACCCCATATATTAAAAAGATACTTTGGAGTTAGTCCTGCATTTGCACCAGCATGCCAGCTTTTTCTATCTGGCCATTGATATACATTTCCTTGTGCTTCATTATATAAACAAGTATCGTCTAAAATAAAAATATGTCCAGGTCTAGGAATATCTATATGACAATGAAATCTTTTAAGATCTCCACTAGCATCTAACGTTTTTTCGTCATCTGTAATATCCCAATGCCACGGTGCAACATCGCCTGGTAATACTTTACTAATCCAACAATTTATATACGATTTCATTCCGACAAAATCCATAAATGTTGTAACTATTTCTTTGGGGAATTGTTCGCCCGGAAAATGCATTTCCCAACTAGCATTACCGCCTTCTGCTTTAAATTTATAACCTGCATCACGCAACGGTGCTGCAACTTCCTGAACACCTTCTACATGATGTCCTACATCGTGTCTTGGACCTATGTACGCAGGTGTAGAATTGTTTACACATTCAATAACTGCATTCCAGTCTATTATGTTATTACAGTTTCCTATAAATTTAACCATTTAAAAAATTCCCAGGCCAGTTTCCTATGTTTTGTTTTATTGTATATTCATATGTATCTTTGATATTTAAAATGCCGTTTTCAAATTGAAATCTATTTTTGTCGTTTATAACATCTCCAATAGCATCTTGTTTTATTTCGTCATCGTGACATAGACAGGCATGTAAATCCATTATACAAATTTTATCGTTTTTTACAAAAAAAGTATGTGGATATATATTAAGTTTATATAATCCTGCATCCTTTAAGTCTTGTAGAATATACTTAATTTGTTCTCTCCAGTCATTTGGTAAATTTTTGTTAAAATGAAATAAATGATTTAGATTAGTATCATACCACTTAAATTTAATTTCTTTTTCTAAAGAGTTAACAGAAGTAATCTCAGGAGCATACCATTTGTGAGATATTAATCCTATGCCTCTTATTTCTTGGTTAAACCAAAACGAATCTTTAAATTTCATTACAAATGTGTCATCGTCATAAAGCCCGTCATATATAGGTGTTGCTTGACATAAGTTGCCATCTATATATTTTTTAAATGGAGTCATAAATTACTCTTGTGTCTAAGTTAAGTTTGTCTACTGCTTTTTCTAATTCAGATATTGAATCTTTTTCTAACATAAAAGAAATTGATTTGTCGTTATTTTGTTTGAAATTTGATAATTTATTATTTTTGTTCCAGTAATTTAACTTTGGACTAATAAATTGATCTACAACATATCTATAATTTTCAGGAGGATTGTTAATAGATAAATTTACTCCTACTGGAGCAGTTAGTGTATTTTTATTCAGTAGTTTTCTAACAACCAATTGATATCTACTAGCATCTCCAAAATTTACTGCACTATGTAGTCTTCCGGCATCCATAATATACCAAATACCTGGCAGTGTTTGGTGCATGTCTTTTTTGTCTAAGTCTACTAGATAGCTTTCACCTTTTTGTAATGCCAAATGCCATCTATCATCAATGTCAGAATGCATAGCATAACACGTTTTAATGTCTAGTTTTATAATTCTAGCTTCGCCTCGATCGCTAGGCAAACTATCAATAATTTCTTCCCAAACAGTATTTTTAAATTCGTCTTTAATTTCCCAAGGATCGTAAAAGAAATCACCAGTAGGTTGATTTAAACTTAATTTAAAATCAATATTGGGTAAGGAGTTACGTGCTTCATCCATTAATTTGTTTGAAACAACAAGTGAAATTCTTTCAATCATAACATATTTATGATATAAAGTAGGGTTATAAATACGTTATGACTGTGCATATTGAACCTTTTTGGAATGATTTCTATAAAAAACTCAACTATACTACTGAACATTTCAAAGATCCTAATCAAGTTGAACATTGGAAAAACAGTGGACACGATTTAGAAAAATTAACAATTGATGTATATCAATTGTCGTATACCAATGAATTTACAGAAACAGTTAAATCTTATTTTCCTAATCTTAAACATATTGGCATTGCAATACATCGATTAGTTCCTGGTAACTATCTTCCAGTACATCAAGACAAATATGGATTTTATTCTAAAAAATATAATGTTACAGATTTAAACAACATAAAACGCTACGTCATATTTTTAGAAGATAGTGTACCAGGGCATATGCTAGTTGTAAACAACGACTGTTTTACAAATTGGAAATCGGGCAACGTTAAATCTTGGCAAGGTGAAACACCTCACAGTGCTATAAATTTAGGTATGCACAATAGATATACTTTACAAGTTACAGGCATTGTTAATGAAATCTGATAGAATAATTTTATTAGAAAATTTCAATGGAACCTCATGTTTAATATTGGAAGACTGTAGTCGTGTGTTATTAGCTGATTACGATAGCGGCGAAGAACATTTCTATTCTCCTAAGATACAAGACTTTAAAAATTATATAGAGTTATTAGGAAATATAAATGTTCCTTATATGATGTTTAACAATACGTTTGAGTCAGTGCAATTCAACACTCTAAAATACGATAGCTCAACAGTTGATTTTTTAAACAAACAAGGTTTGCACATTTTTTTAACTGAAAATCTAATGAAATACGATAGTGATAGAGTATATCATTCAAGAAGGGCAAAACAAAACTTTTTGCAACTTAATAATGATAATGGCATAAACGCAGGAATTTTTAATAATCCACGCTGCGGACAATTAGATAGTATACAAGATTTTGTTAATAACAACAATTTAAATAACGTAACAGTTTATACTTCTGAACACGGTGTTTCAAAAGCATTTTTGAGATATAAAAATTTAAAGTTTGCATGGAAAGATTTATTTTTACAGCAGTACATAAAACAAAATATTGATAAATCTGTTGTACAAAAACAAAAAATAAAATATACGTTTGTTAATTCAAATTGGAGATATGAACCTTATAGACATATCATAGCAGCATATCTTAAAAATTATAACTCTAAAATTAGTTGGAGTTATAAATCTACACAAGAAAACTTTAAAAGAAATATTTGGTTCGAACCTAATAACAAGCTACTGAATGGTTTTAAAAAATTAAATGAAACAGTTCCTTTGTCGTTAGATGTTAATGTTAAAAATCCTACAGTATTAGAAGGCAACATTTTAGATAGATTTAAGTTACCAGAATTTGATAATGTGCCAGATATGCCAAACACAATATATTCTGATGCATTCTGTAGTATTGTAAATGAATCAAGTTTTTTAGATATTACTAGTTACATAAGCGATAAAACTTTATCTGCAATTTTTAACCATATGCCTTTTGTAATTGTTGGACCGCCAAAGTCTCTGCAAACTGCAAAAGATATGGGCTTCAAAACTTTTGGTAATTATTGGGACGAATCCTATGATGATGAATTTGATCATACAAAACGTATGTATAAAATTTTTGATGTTATAGATACTATTGCAGCATATAGCAATGAAGAACTAGCCAGGATCCAGCAAGACATGCAATCGTTGCTGATATATAATAAGCAGCAAATAAAAAATTTAGAGTTATAAATGAGTATAGATTATTCAGTCTTTGACTGGCAAGAGACATATATGATAGACGAAGTCCCTGCAGATGATGTTTGGGAAAATTTTGCTACGGTAAAAAAATTAAACTTAGAATCGCACTATCGTAATCTTAACATGCCAAAAGAATGTTCTAAACATTTTATGGCGTTCTCTCCAACACTAGATGATACATTAACTTCTTACATAGAACCTTTCAAAGATAAAAAACATCATTATAACTTTTTAAAACTTACCCCTGGTTACAATCTTTGGATGCATTATGATAGCTATTCTACTTTTGTGCGTTATAACAACATTACAGAAGTACAATCAGAAAATATCAATAGAACTATTGTAATGCTCACAGACTGGGAACCCGGACAAGTACTACAAATAAAAAATGATACACATACTAAATGGAGTGTAGGAGACACATATTCTTGGAGTGCATACGCTTGGCACGGTGTTGGTAACTTTGGTTTTACAGATTTTGTAGTAATGCAAATTACGTGGTTAGACGAATGAGCTATACTTATGATAAAAAACATTTGCCTTTTGGACACTCTACTGCTGTAAACGATAGCACAGTACTAGATGTTATAAAAACTATAAGTTTAGAAAACTTTGGTGATGTTGATATTAACAGAACTTTTTGTAAAGAATATTTAGAATGGATTAAACGTCATCCTAATACATTTAAAGGACTAGACGAATTCAAATATGCTGTTTATTCGCACGGCACAAGTGAAGCATTTGATAAATTTTATTTAAAAAATTTAAACAGACGGTTTAGAATTTTTAAATCGGAATATTTGTACCATCAGCTTGCATGGCGAAACAGCAATTTAGATTGGGCATATATTGAGGATACTAAACTTGATAAAAACGATGCAGTAATTATAAGTTATCCTTTTGCTGACACAGGAAACAAACATGAACAAATGGATTTTATATTACATAATTGTGATGCATTAGGTATTCCTGTACTAATAGACTGTGCATATTATACAATTAGTTCAGGACTTGAATTTGATTTTACTCATAAGTGTATTACTGATATAACTTTTAGTTTGAGTAAAATGTTTCCTGTTGCACACGCACGAATTGGTATGCGTTTAACACGAAAAGATGATGACGATACATTATTTGTTTATGAAAAAGCAAACTATCAAAATAGACTAGGTGCAATACTAGGTTTAGAATTAATTAAAAATTTTGAACCAGATTATATAGTAAACAAGTATAAAGATACACAAATAAAATTTTGTAATCTTACAAATACTGAACCAAGTTCTACTGTCCTTTTTGGATTAGGTAATGGAATTTGGAACGATTACAATCGTGGAGGTATCACTAACAGACTTAGCTTCCACAATTATTTAGACAAAGGAGTTTTAGATGGCAGTACAATCGAACAATGATTGGGATCCATTAGAAGAGATTTTTGTTGGTACAGCAAAGGGTGCAGTACTACCTACAATGGACCCGAGTGTTCGTAGTTTTTCTTATGCTACTTATAGTGAAGAAGAACTTGTAGGCTTAGAAGGACCACATGACAAACAAATTATGGAAGAGGCAGAAGAAGATTTAGATATCTTGGCCGACACACTAACTAAGTTAGGCATTAAAGTACATCGTCCTACTCCTACTGATCACAGTAAAGAATTTAGTTCACCTGACTGGACTACTACTGGCTGGTATAGCTTTTGCCCAAGAGATTTGTTATTACCGTTAGATAACATGATTATTGAATGTAGCAGTCCTATGAGAGCAAGGCAGTATGAAACTAGAGTGTACTATGATTATTTGTATCAGCAAATGAAAGAAGGCACACAGTGGATTAAAAGTCCTTCACCTATACTAAAGGACGACTTATATCAATTTGACGATTTAAGTGTCCCTACGGTGCGTAACAATGAAATTGTTTGGGAAGCACCTAACGTAGTAAGACTAGGTAGAGACTTGTTGTACCAACACAGTAACACAGGAAGTATACTAGGATACGAATGGTTAAAAACTATTGTAGAACCTAGAGGATATCGTTTGCATCTTGCAGAAGACTTTTATTTCTTTGCACACTTTGACAGTACAGTTATTCCACTACGTCCGGGCTTAGTTATGTTTAATGCAGAACGTTGTAGTCCAGATCATTATCCAAAGATTTTTGAAAAATGGGATAAGATTTTTGTAGGTATGGACGACCTAGTTGCACCCAATTGCAATTTGCCAAATGGTGTAAGCCCTTGCTCACCTTGGATTGGGATGAATCTGCTAAGTATTAATGAAAATTGTGTAGTAATTGACAAGGATCAAGAACCGTTAATGCGTATACTAGAAAAGTATGGTATTGAAAGTGTCCCTTGTCCTGCTAGACAAGCACGTAGTATGAGTGGTGGTTTTCACTGTAATACATTAGATGTTAAACGTAAAGGTAGTTTAGAAAACTACTTTGATTAATAAAAGAGATAATACATGAATCATACTTTAATTTTTAACATTTCAAGTGACGACATTATAAGAGGTTTTGGTTGTTATAGGATTGCACATCACCTTAGAAATCATAACTGGGATGTTGAAGTTATTGATTATACTATTAGTTGGGAACTTGAAGAACTAAAAGAATTAGTTAGATCTAGAGTCAATTCAAATACTAAATTTATAGGTTTTGGACAAGTTTTTACTTTTTGGACACCAAAGCTAGAAGCATTTACTAAATGGATTAAAGACACATATCCGCATCTATACCTTTTAGCAGGTATGCAAGGATTTCCTACTTATGATGCAAACTACATTGATTATTATATAGTAGGACATGCTGAAAATGCTATACTAAAATTGTTAGACTATTTGTTTAACAACGGATTGCCTTTAATAAAAACAGAGTTTCCCTGGACAGATAAAAAAGTTATACTAGCTAACAGTACAGATAGTCCTCATCATGCAGGCTATATGACAGATTTAGAAGTACAGTATCAAGATAGAGATTTTATACAAGAAGGCGAATGGCTTACTATGGAATTTTCTAGAGGGTGTAAATTTAAATGTTCATTTTGTGACTTTCCTTATTTAAAAGCTAAAGGAAACTATATTGCTGCAAAGGAAGACTTTGTAACTCAAATGAAAGAAAATTATGACAGATTTGGTGTAAAAAATTATATTGTTGCAGATAGTACATTTAACGAAACAACAGAGAAAATAAGGACGTATGCAGAAGGTGTACAAGAGCTAAACTTTGATCCCTTTTTTGCCGGGTTTATTCGAGGAGACTTGCTTATAAGCAGACCTCAAGATAAAGAACTTTTACTACAAATGGGATTTCTAGGTCATGCATATGGGATTGAAACTCTTAACCGCGAAAGCGGAAAAACAATCGGAAAAGGAATGGACCCTGAAAAAGTTAAGCAAGGATTTTATGATATCTATAATTATTTTAATAATAATGGTCGTGAGTTATATGCAGCAACTCTTTCTTTTATAGTTGGTCTTCCTTATGAAACAAAAGAAACTATAGCATCAACTATAAAATGGATTAATGCATTGCCTCCTGAAATTTATGTATCTATACACCCGTTAATAATTAATAGACATAGTTATGGAAATACTTCTGAGTTTACGTTAAATTGGGAAAAGTATGGATATAGAGAACGCCAAGTAGAAAACGGATCAGCTTATCAAGAATCTATTGATAGAGATCCGTCTAGAAATGCTGTGAATTGGGAAAATGACTATATGACAATGGACGAAGCTTTAGACATTGCAAAGTCTGTACGTCTTGAAGATAAGCCCTTAATGACAGATATATGGATGCTTGCTACTAATGCGATGCATGGCAAAGAAGTTGAAGAAAGACTAACTACACCAGTTGCAATTTTTGACGGACCTGAAGGTAGAGTTAATACAGATGCATTTATAAGAAAATATATTGATAATAAACTTAATTGGAAACCCTAGTGAATAAAATAGCAATATTTGGTGACAGCTTTGCAGCAAATCCGCATTTAGAGTGGCACATTACTGCTGAAGGATTTATAAGAGAAGTTTATAAAGTTTGTAAACGTAAGTATTCTAAAGAAGATTCCTCTATGGTTTTATCTAAGTGGGGAGAAAAATATATAGGCTGGCATAGACATTTAGATGCAGATGTTTATGGACAAAGTGGTAGTGACTTATATTATAGTTATAATCAATTTATTAATAATCATAAAAAATATGAAAAGTGTATCTTTACTATAACAAGCCCGTTTCGTTATAGTACAAACTTTAATGGTTGGGTACATTGTGCTTCTTATGAAGATGCTGTAGAAAAGATAGAATTTGCAAAAGATTATTCTGATAAACAATACTTTAAATCTTTAACTAATTTTTTTAAAGACGTTTATCATAAAGACGAAGAACGAGAAAATCTTTTAAAACAAGCAATAATTGATAGTATTAAGTTAGCTAGACCGGATACAATTTTTGTAAATGCATATCCAGATTTAAAACATGTATATGATTTAGAGTTAGAATCTTGGAATACAACACAAAAACAAAGCCAAGATTATAAAAAATATATTGATTTAAGACACTGTCATATGACAAATGAAAACAATAAAATTCTAGCAGATTTTATAGAAAGTAATATTAACAAATCTGGGTATTTAGATCTGTCTAACGTTGTGTGGAATAATACAACACTAAAGTCTAATTACTTAGTTAAGACGAATAACCTTATTGATTGGTTGTTGTCCTAATAAATTCTTCCATACATTTATAGTATAATCTAAACCGTCACTTAAACTTACTTTAGGTTCCCATCCAGTGATACTAGTTATTAACCTATGGTTACTGTTTAGCCAATAAATTTCACCAGGTCTTATTGGTTTGGTATCCCAAACAACTTCACCTGTCCAACCAATTTTATTGGCAATCATATCAACATAATCTTTAATCTTAATAGGATTGTCAGGACCGATCGTAAAAATATAACCATTGTTTACTTTGCTAGGGTTGTTAATAACTGTACACCAAGCATCTAATAAATCGTCAATAAAGATAAAGTTACGATATGGTTCTGCATATCCTAGTTCAATACGATTAGGATTTTTAATCATTTGTGTAATAATTTGTTCTGTTACAAAGAAGTCGTTGTCCTTGCGTCCGTAACTATTAGTTTGACGTATTGCAGTAAACGGTAATCCTAAACTTCTATGTGCATATTCTAGATACTTTTCACAACCGTACTTTGCAACAGCATACGGAGCATTTGGATTAGGGGTAGTATTTTCGTCAAATGCTATAAACTTTTTAGGTGTAATGTTGTCACGTACTTCGTCACTTATAGGTTGCCATCCGTATACTTCCATAGTGCTGGCAAATACAAAGTTTTTTAAATTCTTAACTTTGCTTGCAGCTTCGATAAGATTCACAGTGCCTACATAGTTAATTTGACTAAATGTAATTTGTTCGTAAAAACTATTTTCAACTTCTGTACGAGCTGCTAAGTGAACAATGATGTCTGGTTTAATAGCATCAACTTCTTGTTGAACACTGTCAAAATCTAATAGATCGCTCTTTAAGTGATATAATGTGTGATCGTTTTCTAAACGTGGAGTTAAGTGTTGACCAATAAATCCTGATGATCCTGTTAATAATACCTTCATAAAAAATCCCCTGACATATTATATATCAGAGGATTACTAATATAATTATGTATTTGGATTAATAGAAATCGTTCCAAGTAGTACCATCGTATCCTTGATGTTTATTTGTTGATGTGATATACACCATCATTCCTGCTTCAGGAGATGGAATTGCTGCATCTCTAGCCGCAGCATCTGCATATGGTGTTACTTTAAGTGTAGGAACTGTAACAGTACCTCTAGAGTCAGCTCCTATAGCTATAAAATAGTTTCCATCATAGTCGTGTAAATAAACAGACATTTTACCTGGTAACTGATTGGTTCCAGTAACAGTATCTATAGATACGTTAATAGCACCTTGTGTTACTGTGGAAGTTCCGTCATATCCTGCAAATGCTAGTGTACCAACAGGATCTCCTGCTTGTACAACCGCAGGGGATGTCTCAGTTCCTCTAAATGCTTCTAGAGTGTACAATGTTCCGTCAGTAGTGTTTTCTACACCATAAAACTGTTGTGCTAAAATTTCTGTTTTGATAGTAATATTATCATCAATTACTGCTGAAATAGTATTGTTTTCAAATACTAATGAACCGTTTGACAAAGTACCATTTATACCATCTACTAGTAAAGTAGAATCGTCTGCAAACACACTACCTTTAATATCTGCTGTAAGATTTGTAAGTCCTACTTCTGCACTACTTTGTGGTATCCAGTTAGCACCGTCATATACTAAAAAGTCTCCTAGTACGGCTGGTCCAGATACAACATCAGTTAAACTGTCTAAAGTAACATTACTTGCAGTTGCAGTCCAATTTAATCCATCCCAAGATAATACATCATTAAGGTTTGGATTTGCTGCTACTACGTTTGTTAAGTCGTCTAATTCGCTTGTAACTTGTTGAGTAATTCCAGGTTCCCAGTTACCTGACAACGCATTATATTGTAATACTTGTTGATCTTGTACTCCGGTTGTATCAACATCAGTTGCATCTGCAAGTGCAAAAGGTGTGCCTGCGCCGCCTGTTACTAGATTGCCGCCGACAGTACCTCCGTCACCAATCCAAAGTAGTTTGGTATCTGTTGTATAGATTAATTCACCTTCTAATGGTGTTATTAGTTGACGTTCTGCGTCTGTTCCTCGTCTTAGACGTAATGCCATGTTTATACTCCTGGAATATCTTATTATATGTATTTATACAAATTTCTAAGATTACCTAATTCTATCTTCTCTTTTTCATGAACTTTTGAGTTCTAGCTTTGACATCTTTAACTACTTTTGAGGTATTTAAACGAAAATCGACATGTGATATTGATTCGTCGTATTCTGCAAAAAATGCTTCTAACGAATCTTCTATTTCAGTTAATTGATCACTGCCTGAAACTTCCTGACTGTCCATATCAATTTCCCATATATTTCCATCGTGAAAATGAACATGGACGCTATGAATATATTCGAGTGGTACTGCTTTAATTTCAACGTCTTTGAATATTTCGGGCCAATGATCAACAACTTCGGGTGGAAGTTTAGATGCTTCAGACACTTTCTGTTGATTTCTCTGATTTGGCTCTCTTTTTAGTAGGCACTAGCTCTTCTGCCTGCTCACGAAGTCGTTTTGCTTCTTTAAATAATGAATCTGCTTGTGATCTATATTGTGCAGCTAAATCTTCATCAGATAATACACCGTCACTAGGTGCAGCAGTTTCTGCTACAGGACTATCTTCTTTTTTTACTGTTGCAACAGTGCCGCCTTCTGGTTGAATAGCCAAATCTTCGATACTAACCCCTTTTTGTTCTGCAATAACTTTATTAAGTTCTGCAAGATTAATAGTAGTGTTTGAATTTGGAATCATTTCAATATCAGATTGTTTTACTTTAACCATCTTTCCAGTTGTATGGAATCTAGAAAGCATATTACTTCCATCTGATAATCTAGTTCTAGCCATAACTAGTGCAAATTCATCTGCATCTTGTCCAGCTGGAGATTCTACGGTTTTCATTAGTGTATCGTGATCCGCAGCTTCTAAATTTTCTGTAGTAATTACAATAGCACTGTCTGCTTCTCCTGGGACAACTCTATATGCTACTACAACCTTTCTTTTGTTTCTGACCATACGGCCTACATGTTTCAACATATTATGCTCCTTGTGCAGGTTGTTGTTGAGTAACTGCGGCTAAAAATACTTCTAGTTTATTGTAAGTTTGTCCAACAGCCATCATTTCATTTGGTTTAAATGCACCACGCTGACTAGCAACATCGATAATACTCTTAAGAGCTTGTAGATCTTGAACTGTTAAATCAGGACTTTGTTGCTCTTGAGCAGATGCTGTAGTAGTTTCTTTTACTTCTGCTTCTGGTGCTGCGTTTTTATCATCGCTCATATTTGTTTTCTCCTATAGTAATATATATGCGCACTTTATTTATGTGTACTTCAAATGTGGACAAGCTAACATGAAATAACTCATATCTTTCTTTTCTTCAAATCCAACTGTAAGTACACTAGATAACGAATTATTTTTATCTAAAGATACGTTTTTACCTATAAAATATCTGTTCTTTAGATTTCGATCAATCCATTTATCTAGACTACCTTCAAGATTGTATTTTATAGGAACATTAACGTATTCAAAATGCGGCAGTGGATGATTTACTCTCCTAGCCTTGAATACGTTAAGTGGATTTGGTTCTTTGTTTAGTATCATGCAGCTTCTTCGTAATGGGCTGTAACACCAAATGGCGCTTGTAACCCTTTATCACGGTTGCTGTGAATAATAAACACTGTATCACAGTAGTCTGGGTCACCCCAGCTATCCCAAGCATAACCGTCTGTAAACATAATAAACTTTTTAGGCGTAATGTCATTTTCTTTCATGTATTCCCAATTTACCATGAAGTCAGTGCCACCACCGCCCATAATTTCGTAGTCTAATAAATCACGTCCATCGTCTGCACTAAAATCATCTTCGTTGTAAACAGCAGTATCAAAGCACCACAATTTAATTTTGTAGTCTTTGTATTCTTCCATAATACCTTTAACTTCACTTAAGAAGTCGCGACCTTGTGCATCGCCAATTGAACCTGACATATCTAAACAAATACAAAGATCAATAGTTTCTGCAAAATTCATACCAGGAAGTATAGCACCGCTTTGCCAACCTTTACGTGATGGACGAGCAAATGTATAATCGTCTTTAATTGTAGATTGAATTTGCTGGCGTAAAATCTGACGCCAATTCATTTTAGGTTCTGTAAGTTCTTTAATCATGCGCTGTACACCTGCAGGAACATTTCCTGCACCTGCACTTTGCGCAGAATTAATCATAGATTCTTTAATTTCGTCTTTAATCTTTTTAACTTCTTCTTTAGAATATTTAGGTTTCTTTTTACTTACAGCATTACCTTTTGAATCTTTTTCTTCGCCTGCATCACCGTCAGCTTCGCCTTCTCCTGATTCTGGATCTAAGTGTTCGTCTAACAATTCACCTAGTTGTTCTAAATATTCTTTGCCACGCTCTTCTGCTTCTTTAAACAGTTCTTCGTAAATTTCTTCTGATGAATATTCTTCATATTTAAAGTCTTGGAAACAATCTACAATCTTTGGCTTTTCACCAATGCGATCTCTTACAAGCAGGTTGTTTACTTTATAGTCAGCGGCAATATTGTATAGCATAGGAATACGATCACCTCTACGTTCTAAATGATCGTAAACACAGTGTAAAATTTCGTGTGCAATAACAAACTCGATTTCTTTGTTTGACATTGCATTAAAGAATTGTGTGTTATAGTATAAATTACGTCCGTCTACTGCGGCTGTAGGCAACCAATCATCTGCTGCTAAAATGCGCAAACGTGTAGCCATGTTACCAAAGAAAGGATGACGAAGTAGTAAGCCTACTCGTGCAATAATAATGCGGTCGTAAACTTCTTCTCGCATTACCTCAAGTGCTTCGGGGGTTATATCTGGATCAGGTTGCCAGTTTTTAAGTTTACTAGCAGTATCTTTTGCGTTTGCTAAAACAGCCATCAGTGCCTCTCATTTCCTAACTTTATGTATATATTATAGCAATATTTACTCAGTT